GGGCTGCCGGGCGTCGAAGGCCCGGACCGTCCGCTCCCTCGCCTTCTCCTCTGCCTCGACTCGCTCCTGCGCCCGCGTCTTCGCTTCGGCCAGGGTGGCGATCGCAGTGCTGTAGTCCTGGTGGTGCCGGTGAAGGTCAGTGTCGACCAGTTGCCAGATCCGGGCCAATCGCTCGATCTCGAAGCGCCCGTCGTCGCTGCGGTACAAGCTGACGCCGACACCCCGGGGCAGCTTGACGCGCTCCCAGGACAGGGGCATCAGCTCTCCCTCCCGCGCCGGAAGCGCGCCGGCAGCAGCACTGTTGTGTCGCACGCCTCGCACGCCACGGTGCGCTGGCCCGGTCGGACTTCGTCGGCATCGATACCCCAGTCCATCGTCCCGAGGTTGTTCACGAGCGGCTCCTCGCACTCCGGGTTGGGGCAGTCGAGGCGGAACACGGTCGGGACAGCCTTGGCCGTCTTCACCGCCAGGTTCTCCTGCTGGACGGCGCCTGCGCGTTGGCGATCAGCTCCTCCAGCACCGCGTCCGTCTTGTACTCCGCGTGATCGGTCACCGAGTAGCCGTCCGGGTTGGAGTGGTTGTCGCTCAGGTGCTCGTCCGCCTGCTCGAAGCTGGCGAACGGGCCGTACCCTGTGGCGAACTCGCGCCAGTCGAAGGCACCCTTCGGGGCGTCCCAGTTCTCCAGCAGGTAGTACCAGCAGCCCGGCGCCGGCTCGATGAACGAGCAGTTCAGTCCGCTGCTCACGATCGATCGCCCTCCTTGAGCCACGCCTTGTACTTGGCCAGCTCGCTCTCCAGCTCCGTGACGCGCTCCAGGGCGTCACGGACGGCGTGCGGCGAGGGGCTGTAGTCGCCAGCGTGCCGGCCACCCACTTCGCGCGCCCTGGCCAGCCAGGCGTCCGTGTGCCGCTTCAGGTCGTCCAGCTCAGCCACGCTCCACCTCCTTCGCCTCGCGGGCGGCCAGGGCCAGCCGGTACGGGCAATCGCACAGTTCGATGCCCTCGTGCTCGCCGCGGCAGTCGTTGACGTGGCCCTCTTCGAGAACCGCCCGCCGCAGCCCCTCCAGCTCGTCCAGGGCGGCGAGCAGGCGCTCGGCCCGTTCGCCGTCGAGGACCACGAAGCCGGGCATCCCGCACCAGCGGCACGTCGGGTTGTAGGGGAAGATGGCGAAGCTCACGTCTTTCCCCTCCGGTCACAGGACCGGGCCGGGGACTCCAGGGGGAGCACGGGCTGATGCCGCCAGTGCCGCAGCCGCGCGATGGCGGTGGCGGCCGCGTACTCGTCCTCCTCGATGCCGACAAAGCCGAGGCTCCCGAGCCCATGAACGGGTCCAGCACCACCCCGCCCGGCGGCGTCACGAGCCGGCACAGCCAGCGCATCAGCTCGATCGGCTTGACCGTCGGGTGGGTGTTGCGCTGACCGGGTGCCAGGCCCGCTGAGCGCTCCTTGGCGCTCGACCGGGCGACGTAGAAGAAGCGTGACGCGCCGCCGCTGTCGCCGAGCGTTCCGCTCTGCCGATCCAGCTCGGCCACCGGGCAGCCCTCGACACACTGTCCGTTGCAGCCCTCGGCGTGGCTGAGCACGAGGTTCGCCGGCCACCGGCCAGTCGGGTTCCGGTCCTCGCCAGCCACCCAGGTCTTGCTGTAGGCGTCCTGGGCGTAGGTCGAGCCGGTGGCCTTGCTGTACCCGGCCGGAAACTTCGCCTTGTCGCTGCAGGCGATCCGGCTGTCCTCGATCCGCAGCCCACCCGGCCCCGGCTTCCGCACCAGCCACCAGACCTCGGTCGCCGGCTTCAGATACCGCCCCTTCGGCCAGCCGTTCCCAAAGTGATGCGCGACGAACCCGTTGGGGTGGATCTCCCAGCCAGCCTCCTCCAGCGCGTTCGCGGTCCAATGCGCGGTGCGCGGGATGGCCCAGCCGAGGCCGAGGGCGCCGGGCCTGGCGACCCGGAACGCCTCCGCCATGCGCTCGGCGAGCCACTCCTCCCAGCGCGCTCGGCCGCCACGGTTGGAGTCCCACGCCGCGCCCATGAACGAGATGCCGGCCGGCGGGTCGGTCACCACCGCGTCGACGCTGGCGTCCGGCAGTTCGCGTAGCCGTTTCAGGCAGTCGCCGACCAGGACGCGCACCGGCCCGTCGCTCCAGTCCGTCATCCCACCCTCCGGTCACGAACCCGGCGCGGGCGTCGCTCGACCGCCGCCATCATCTCGGCGAACGTGGGCATGTCGCCCTTCGTCACGCCGCCCACACCAGCCGCTCCATCCGGCTCAGGGCCACCAGGGCGCTGAGCCTCGCCTCCTGGAGCCCGGTCACCTCGGCCATGCAGCTCGCGATCTGGCCGGAGGTGAGACGTGCCGGCAGCTCGTTCAGGACATCCATCAGGAGCGCGTCGGTGGCCCGGTGGAACTCGTCACGCAACCGCGCGATCGTCAGGGCCAGAGCGTTCAGCGTCAGCTCCAAGCCGTGCTCCTCGATCGCCAGCATCACGAGCTCGTCGTGGGTCTTCGTCCGGGCGTTTTCGCTCCGGACCGCGGAGTTCCGCAGGTGCTCCAGCCGGCTGTAGAGTCGGGTCCGCACGATCCCGATCTCGCGGTCCGCGCTCTGGGTTACCCGGTACATGACGATCAGGTTCTCGCGGTGGGTCAGAGCCATACTCCCCTCCTGGGCTATGGTGGCTGCGTTCATAGGTTAAGTATATGCGCGTGCGCCTAGAATAGCAACACAAAAGAGAAAGGGCCGGCGGAGATCGCCGGCCCTCGTCACCACGTTGAGTTCAGGTTTGGTCGAGCGCCTTGAGGCGGTACCACTCCCGCTTGTGCTCGCACCACCGCAGCCCGCGGGGGCAGGTGCAGGTGAGGCCCTGGCCGTCGCGTAGCGGCTCGACAGTGCGGTACAGCGGCGCTTCGGAACGGGACAGGATGATGAGCTGGATGTGCTCGGGCTGCAACCAGCAGTGCTTGGAGAGGGGGCTCCAGGTTGGCCAGGTCCAGCTCGGGCGTCTCGGGCGGCGCCAGCGTGGGGTCGCCGTCCAAGACGCTGAGGCGGCGCATCAGCGCGGCCCCATCGAAGCGAGGAAGAACGGCAGCGCCTCCGCGACCAGCTTGTCCTCCACCAGGATGACGAAGCCGCACACGATGACGAGCCGAATCCAATCGCCCACTTACGCGGCCTGGGTGTTCTGGCTGGGCTGCCAGTAGCCGCCCGGCACGGGCACCCAGTAACCCTTGAGGGGGTGGTTGTAGTCGGAGACCCACTTGGCCATCCGGGGACGCGCGGCGTCGATGTCGCGCCGGGTCCGCTCCCATGCCTGGGCCAGCGTGATCTCGTCGGTCGTCTTCGGAGCAGTGGCGTTCATGCTCCTATTGTAACGATACCGCTGCTGTCGTGCGCGTCGACGTTCAGATGTCGAAGAGGGATGGCTGCGTGTCGCCGGCCGCTGTTGGAGGGGCCGGGGTTGGCGCAGCCTGGCTGAGTGCCTTGAGCCCGGGTCCGTCCAGCATCTTCAGGTGGCGCTCCACCTCGGCCATGTACGTCACGGCGCGCAGCCATGCGCACCGCTTCTTGTGGCGGCCGGTCCGCTCGTCCATGGGGGCAGGCATGATCTCGGCGTGGCAGTACGTGCAGGTGCAGACGTACAGGTTCCCCCGTGCTGTTGGGGCTCGATCGCCACGAGGTCGCGGACCAGGACGTAGATCGACGGGAGCGGCTCCCGGTCCGCGGCCACTACGCGCGTCGCTCCTGATCCCCACGCGCCAGCAGCAACGCCAGCACGAGAGCCGCCACGCCGGCCGCCACGAGGATGGCGACCAGGAAGGGCCGGGGCCAGGCCGCCAGCTCGCGCTCCAACCGCACCAGCCACGGCACCTGGGCCTGCGCCGCGAGCGCCGGAGCGTCCGGGCCCGGCTGGCCGCAGACCGGGCACCAAGTCCCCGGATGGAGCAGGGGCGGACGCTGGGTGAAGCAGCGAGGGCAGGCGATCGTCGGTTCAGGCTCGTTCAGGGGCACCATCTCAGCTCGCCTCCTTCACCGAACGCTGGGCTTCCGCCAGCCGGCTCATGGCGTCCTCCAGCCGATCGAACTCCGGTCCGTCTGGCGAGACATCGCTCATCCAGGCGTCCCAGGCCCTCAGCGTGCCCGCCACCGTGCGCACGAACGCCGAGCTGGCCGCCGCGGCGCGCAGAGCCATGACGAGGTCGCGCGAGCATCCGCCCGCCTCCGCGGCGTCGGAGTGCTGGTGGCCGCAGCTCCACACGATCTTGCTGCGGCCACTGCGCAGGACTCCGACCCACCACGAGAAGTGCTCGCCGGTGGGGTCGCCCGGGGGGCCGACCCTGAGAATGCCGGGGCGAATGCCGAGGACAGGCGCCACCTCAGCTCTCCCTCGTCAGCGGCTCGATCCGCAGCAGGGTGATCGTGCCGGTCTGCCCGAACTGCTTCGCCAGCGCGTGAGCAGCGCAGCACCTCGCCGTGACGGTCTCCGCGTGGCCAGGCCCGATCTGGACGCGCCAGGTGACGCGGAAGAGAGCCCGGTTCCCGGCGAGCCAGCACGTGACGTCGTCGCAGAGTTGAACGTTCCGGTACCTGGCCCCGACTCGGCGCCAGTAGTCCTCGGAGGACACCTGGAGCATCTCCAGCTCGTGGGTGCGACAGCGGAGGCTGGGAGCGTAGTCGGCCGTGAACGCGGTCGGGCAGGGGCTCTTGGGATCGTCCGCCAGCGGGCACGCGAAGTGTCGGAGTTGGGGCGGAGCGCTTGCCTTCATCTTCTCGTACAGCCGGAACCAGCTCATCTCAGCCCTCCACTTCGAGCTGCTCCAGCAGCTCATCGACTTCGGCTCCACTCATCAGCACCTCGCGGGACTTCGAGCCCTGGTAGGGCCCGATCACCCGGTTGCGCTCCAGCATGTCGATGATCCGACCGGCCCGCGAGTAGCCGACGTTGAACTTGCGCTGAACCCCTGAGACGGAAGCGGCGCCTTCGGCGGCCACCGCACGCGCCGCACGCGCGAACAGCGGGTCCAGCTTGCGCTCTCCGTCCGGACCCAGCTCGGTGGCGGGCAGGAAGCCCTCCAGAACCGCCTCGTGGTAGGACGGCTCGCCCTGGCCCTTCCAGAAGTTGACCAGCGCCTCGATCTCCGGATCCGAGACGAAAGCACCCTGGATGCGGGTGGGCTTGCCCGCGTCGACCGGCAGGTAGAGCATGTCGCCGCGGCCCAGCAGCTTCTCGGCGCCGACCGAGTCCAGGATCACCCGGCTGTCCACCTGCGAGCCGACCGCGAACGCGATCCGGCTCGGGATGTTGGCCTTGATGAGGCCGGTGATGATATCGGTCGACGGGCGCTGAGTGGCGATCACGAGGTGGAGGCCAACCGCGCGCGCGAGCTGCGCGATCCGGCAGACCAGTTCCTCGATCTCGCCGGCCGCCACCATCATCAGGTCGGCCAGTTCGTCGATCACGATCACGACGTGGGGCAGCTCGCGAGCCCGCCGGACCTTCGCGCGCTCGTTGTAGACCGCGATGTTGCGGACGCCCTCGTGGTGCAGCAGCTTGTACCGCCGCTCCATCTCGGCGACGGCCCAGCGCAACGCGCCGGCCGCCTGAGCGGGTTCCACGATGACTGGAACGACGAGGTGCGGCAGATCGGTGTACTGCTGGAGCTCGACACGCTTCGGGTCGATCAGCACCATGCGGAGCTGGGCCGGGGTGAGCTGGAGCAGCAGGGAGCAGATCATTGCGTTGATCGCCACGCTCTTGCCCTGCCCGGTCGCGCCCGCGATCAGCAGGTGTGGCATCCGCGTCAGGTCGGCCGCGACACATGCGCCCGCGACGTCGTTCCCGATGGCCAACGGCAGGTAGTGGTTCCCACGCTGGAAGGCCGGAGAGGCAACGACCTCTCCGAGCGTGACAAGGGTGGCGGTCTTGTTGGGCACCTCGATACCGATAGCCTGCTTGCCCGGGATCGGCACCTCCAGGCGAATCGGCGAGGCCGCCAGCGCCAGCGAGAGATCGTTCTGAAGACGCACGATCTTGCCGACCTGGACTCCCGCGGCCGGCTGCACCTCGTACTGCGTGACCGCGGGGCCGGCGTTGACTCCCACGACCTTGCCGGCAGCCCCGAAGGTCTTCAGCGTCTCTTCGATGATCCGGACGTTCCGCTTGATCTCGTCCTGCATCCGGTTGCTCTTGGCGACGGCCGGCGTCAGGAGGGAGCCGGCATCCGGCCGGTCCCACTCGACATCCTCTGAGCCGTCGTCCCACTCGCCCACGATCGTTTCGATCGGAGTGTCGTCGTTGGCCTCACCCACCTCGGCCAGGTGCCGCTCGAAGGCGTGGTCTTCCGGCATCGGCGGGACGTTCTCGGCGTCGTCACCGGACTCCAAGTCCAGGGGAGTCTGCTCGACAGGCCCGGCAGGCCCGGCAGCCGGCGGGGCAGGCTGGGCCGGCTCTGGAGCCGGACGTGGAGTTGGCGCCGGAGCCGGCTGGCGCTGGGGGCGCAGGTTGTTCAGGCGCTCGCGCTCGCCCCACACCTTCTGGCCCGCCTCCACGACAGCCAGGAGGGGCTTGGCTAGGTCGCGCAGGCCCAGGAACGCCGCCAGCCCGATGACGACCACCAGAAGCAGCGCCGTGATTCCGGGGCTGATGTGATCGACCAGGGGGCGCGTGAACCAGAAAGCGATCCAGCCGCCGAGACGCGGCGCTGGGATGCTGAGCAGGCCCAACAGGGCGAACAGGACGATCGTCGCGCAGAGCACCTGCCAACTTGTCAGATTGATCCGCGACCACAGCAGCGCTACGCCGACGAAGATCATGCCGGGGAGCGCGATGAGCCACCCGATACCGAACAGGCCACGAGCGAGGTAACTCAGGTCGCGGAGGGCCGCGTAGTCCGACGGGAAGATGCTGACGATCGAGACGATGCCGACCAGCGCCAGCAGGACGCCGAGGATGCCGCGGGTCTGCTCGGGGGAGAGCCGGCCCAGCTCGGTGACGGCGTCTTCGATGACGTCTCCGATCGCGCTCCCAATGCCGAGGAAGTCGAAGTGGTGGCCCCCCGCGCGCGAGGGCGCACGCCGTACCGTTGTGGTGCGCCGGGCCGGTTGCCGGCGCGAGGTTCGCCGCCGGGTGCTCATGTGGGATCTCCCTCCTCGGTGGTGGCTTCCATGTTGCCGCCCGGGACGAGACCGTGGGAGCGCGCGACCCAGCAGAGCTGGGCCCGAGCGGGAACCGCGGCCCTCGTGGTGGCGTTCATGAGGCAATTATAACTGTAGCGCTGCAATTGTGGCGCCGGGGTTGCGCGAGCGTCAGCAGTACCGCTAAAATTGACCGCATGAACGCCACCGCCACACGACGCCCGCGCAACGCTCCTCGCCGCCAGATCGTGCGGTGGGTCGAGCGGGGCGTGTCCTACGGCTGGATCGCGCCTTCGCAGCGTGCCGCCCTCCGGAGGGTGCGCGAGTTGCGGAAGGGCGTCGATCCGTACGCCGATTTCAGCCCGACGGTGCAGCCGTGATCGAGCGGCCCGCCATCTGTCTCGACACGCCCTGGGGCCAGGTTCAGGCCATCCTGAACTCGGGCATCAGCGCCTATGTGAGCGCGGGCTCCGATGGCGACTCAAACCCTGCTGGCATCACGATCAACCGCGTCGCGTACCGCCTCCAGCTCCGACTGCACTGCGGCACGGCCGGCTGGTGGGCCTCCGGGCACGACTCGCTCACGCGCCTGGATGGTCGTGGTGGCGCGTCGGCCGCCGCGAACCACATGCTGAGCGAGCTGGTGGAGCTGTTCGCCCACTGGGCCAGGGGCCACCGGGAAGTGCTGGCGGACGCGCAGACCGCCTACCTGGAGCGCGAGCTGGCGCGGGTGGACGAGTTCATCCGCGTCGACCTGGATCGCCTACGTGAGCACGAGGGCGACCGCCGCAAGATTCTGGCCATGCTGGGCCGGGAGCCCGAGGCGTCCCCGCTGGCGTTGCTGGCGGCGGCGGTGCATGAGTACCTCGATGGCGAGCTCGTGGCAGCGCGACATTGCCCGAGCTGCGGCGGTTCGCTCCTGCGAGGAGGCCAGCACGAGGAGGGCTGCGGACTGGCGGCGGTCGCCGCCGCATACGTGGTTGCGCGGCCTGATTCGGGCCTGACTGGCCTGGGCTTGCCCGCATGACCGCGCCTCGCCACTCGCTGGTGACGGCATTCGGGGTCGTGGACGTCCAGGTCAATGCCTCGGATCGTCTGCACCTGAGCGCCGGCCACATCCGATCGAGCAGCAAGGCGGGCCTGCGCATCAACGGCGTCTGGTACAACCTGACGCTCGATCTCGTGCGCAAGCCCGGCGAGGGTTGGACCGTGGACGAGACCGGCTGGGTGTGGCGCTACGGGCTGCGCCGGCAGCGGGCGACGGCGACGGGTGACGACCACGCTTCCGAGGCGGCGATCGAGAAGGCCAAGCAGATCCTGGAAGACGTCGCGCGATGGGCTGACCGGTACTCAGGCGTCATCGGCGCCGCCCGCATCCGCGGCATGGAGCTTGCGCTGCGGCACGCGGAGGAGAACGTCAGGCGTCTCCGCCGGGAGCTGCGCGCGGCAGAGATCGAACACTTCGAGGTGCGTGCTGAGATGGGACTGGGCCCCGCGCCCGTCTCGGAGGAGGAGTAAAGCATGGCCGTGGACTACGCCGCGTTGAGCTGGCGACAGACCAGCATGGAGCGCGCCAACGAGCACCTCGGCGAGCGGGTCAAGCTCTATTGAGCGGTCCTGATCAGCTTCGGTCTGAAGCTGCCGAAGGGCCACCTGCCCGTCTTCTCCGTCGCCGACGAGGAGGAAGCGCGGGTGTTGCTGACGCAAGCCTGTCCGCGTGTGGCCGAGGACACCTGGCTGGCCGAGGAGCTGGCCGAGGAGCTGGCCGAGGAGCAGACGTTGGACAACCTGTCCCGCCTCAGCCATCGGCTGGCGGTTCATCACGACTTGCTCAAGGAGAGCGGTCGGTGCCGGTGTACCACCTGATGGGAATGCGCTTTACCACCGACACCCACACCGGCAAGCGGTTCGGCTGGCACTTCAGCGCCAAGTACCGCGGGCTCTACGTGCCGGTTCTGGTCAACCGCGGTCCGCTGCACCCGAAGCGTACGCCGCGAAAGCTGCTAGAGGAGCTGAACCCGGGGGTGGACCTGGATGCCGTCCTCCAGCAAGACCCGAGCGAGGGTTGAGGATGAGCCGAGGGCAGCGCGTCCCGCAACTCCCCGTTCCGGCGGAGGAGTTCAAGCTGACCGAGCAGCACATCGCTCTCCTGCGCCGGGCGCAGATCGGGTGGCGCGAGCCCACGATGGGCGCGTTCGGTCCCCTCGGCGTCGGCGGGCCAGCCGTCCATGGAGTTCGCCCCTACGGGGACAGCAACATCGGGCAGAGCATCGCTGACATCTGCGGTATCCCGTACGACCCGGACGTGCTTTACAGTCAGGGCCCCGAGAGCGACGCCCTGCGCGCCCGCCTCATGGCGCTCCATGAGGAGACCAAGACGGCTCTCCAGATCGTCCTGGAGACGGGCACGTTCACCCCGGGCCACTACTTCCGGCAGCACTGCTGCCCGTGGGCAATGGTCCCCGTGCTGGACGGCAACGCCGCCAGGATCTCCACCCGGCCGCTCACCCAGGAGATGGTCAGCCACCTCGTCAAGGTCGCTCACGCCGCGGTCACGATGGTCGGGTCCGGTTCCCAGCAGCAGGGCACGTACTTCACGTTGGATCGGCAGGAGGACGTCGAGACGGCTCTCGCCTACCTGCGCGAGCAGCGCATCCTGCACGGCTACGAGCTGGTGCCGAAGGGGTGAGCCGGCGCCGCCCCGAGCCGCCCGTCCGGGAGACCGACTGCTGGCACCCGACGTCTCACCCGCACTGGGTGCGCATCGTGGCTGCTGGTGAGCCACGTCTCCTGGTCGTCTGCGGCTCCTGTGCACGACTCGCCAACCAGTTCGATCCGATCCCCTGTCGGGGCTGCGGTGGCTTCTCTCCGCGCATCGACGGAGAGTTCAACCACCCGCACGGCTACTACGGCAACGGCAGTCAGGTGGACGGCATGTGCACGAGCTGGTGTCACAAGTGCCTGGGGTCGCTGCCGATCCTGTGCAGCCAGTGCTTGGGCACCCCGCGCCAGGAGCACGTCTGCGGTGAGCCGACACGGCTCAGCGCCGGGGCCGGCGAGCGGCTCGCCTACCGAGTGGCCTGGGCGGGCCTGGTCAAGGGGACCTCCTGGTACTCCGAGCGTCAGGAGTCCTGGTATGGGCTGCGCCACATGTTGGGCGCCTCCACGACGAGACCTTCGATCTCGTGTGGGTCGAGGGCGGCCGGCCGCGGTGGAGGCATCTGGGACCCAAGGGCTTCCAAGAGCTGTTGCCTTGAACGGGGCACGCGGCTACAATTAGAGCATGAACGCTGCCACTGCCAACCGACTCGACCCGGACGCCGTTCTCCGCTACATGCGCTCCGTGGCCGCTGACCACGTGATTATCCATACGGTCGATGCGACGCACCTGGCCGAGGATGCTTGTCAGCACTTCAACGCCTTCGGTCCGCCCGAGGAATACGAGGTGCCCGGGGAGTTCTTCGAGCTGGCCGCCCAGGTGGCCGATGAGTACGAGGCGAGGCAGTGAGCGCCCTGCCGGCCCGCTGGACCGTTCCTGCCATCACGCTCGGCGAGTCGCCCGAACACGAGTTGATGCGCGAGGATCTCTGCGCAGACGCCTGCCCGCGACTTCGGGGGTGGCCCGCACACGGAGCTGCCGCCGGCACGCTCTCTCTGGCCCTCCCTGGAGGCAGCAGAGGCGGCCATCGCGCCCACGCTCCAGCGCCTGGTGGGCACGGAAGCGGCCAAGCCCGAGCGGCTGATTCAGCGGAGCCTGTTCGATTGAAGCTCAGCCGCAACCACCCACGGTGGAACGACCCGGACGTTCAGCGGCTGCGCTACGCCCTGACGATCGCCAACGAGACCCTCCACTGGGACAAGGTGAACGTCTGGATGGTCGGGCTCGTCAAACCGCCGAACCCCACTCACGTCCTGGCCGAACTCCAGGCCACGCTTGTGAGGTCCCAGGCGAATCGCGATCGGGTCCACCGCGAGCTGGTCGAGGCGCTCACTGGAATCCGGCAGCCGGATCTCCCCCTCGACTGAAAATGGTTGCGCACGACGTCAGCACTACCGTTACAATAGGCGGCATGAACGCGGGGCCACAAGCCCCACCACCACCGCCAAAGGAGTACGGAAGTGAAGCAGACGCACTCGACGCAGATGACCGGCGAGCAGGTCGCGCGCATCCTCGACACCCGCGACCGGAAGCTGGCCCGCAAGGCGCGGACGATCCAGTTCAAGGCGATCCGCAAGGTCACAGGCCAGGCCGAGCTGCGGGCGGCCGAGGGCCGGTGGTCGTAAGGCACGACTTCTTCCCCTCCCTACTGGCGGCGGGCCCCTCGATGGGGCCCGCCGTTTTCGTTTGCAGGCTGCACGCCCAAGGAGAGCGATGAGCGAGACCCGAGACCCGGAGATCAGGCAGCTTGCGGTGGAGCTGCTGAAACACCGCGGCTTCGCGGCCGCCGACGCCAAGCTGCCCGTCTGGAGCCCGAGTTGGCCGAAGCTGGTCATCGAAGGCTGGGCGTGGGGCGATGGCGACGAGGGCCACGTGCTGCTCGAACTGCACGTCACAATCGACGGTCACCCGGTAGCCGTCCTTGGTGATGGGGAGCTGTGGTGGCGGGACAGCGCGACCGAGACGACCCTGGAGGCGTTCGACGTCTTCGATCAGTTCCCGACCCTCTCCGCCGACGAGACCATGAAGGTGGAGAACGCGCTGGACCTGCTGTACGAGCGCTTCGACGGCGCCATCAAGCGGGTGACGCGCGAGCTGATGGACGACGTCCGCGAGCTGGCCGTTCGATGGGTGGCCGACGCCATGCGCCAGTAGGCGCATGCGCGTATAATGACCGTATGAACCGCCATCGCATTGACGATCGCACGTTGACCGTGGAGCCGCTGACCCAGGAGCTGCGTGCCTATGGCTTGCGTGGCCGGCCGATTCCGAGCGGGACTCCGGCTCGCCACGCGGTGGTCCAGCGGAGCGGCCAAGGCCGAGTGCTCTCTATCCGAGGCATCTCGATCGAGGCCGCTGACGCCGTGATGACCGCACGGGTCTGCGCCTCGAACGACGAGGGGCGCTACGTGCGGTCGGAGAGCCGATCGTGACGACGAGCGCGAACTGGTTCGCCGTCGACAAGGACGGCCTGGCCAAGCTGCTGCGACGCCGGGGTCCCGGGTTCGCGGTCTTGGAGCTGCTCCAGAACTCCTGGGACGAGGACGGTGTCACCCGAGTCACCGTCACCCTGGAGCCGATCCTGGGGCGCAAGGGCGTGGCGCGTCTCGTTGTGGAAGACGACGCACCGGATGGCTTCGCTAACCTGACCCACGCCTACACGCTGTATGCCGAGAGCGCCAAGAAGGCGCAGCCGACGAAGCGCGGTCGCTTCAACCTCGGAGAGAAGCTGGTCATCGCGCTCTGCGAAGAGGTGACGATCACCAGCACGCGCGGCGGCGTCTCGTTCACCGATCTCGGTCGGGTCGCGACCCGCCGGAAGCGTGAGCGTGGCAGCCGATTCGAGGCGGTCATTCGCTTCACGCGCTTGGACGTCGAGCGAGCGACGACGGCGGTCTTCGCGGTCCTGCCGCCGCAGGGAATCGGGACGACCTTCAACGGCCGGCTCCTGGAGCCGCGGACGCCAGTGCTCGCCTTCGAGGCCACTCTGCCGACCGAGCTGGCGGACGAAGAGGGCTACCTGAAGTCCCGCACCCGGCCGACGACGATCGAGCTGTACGAGGTCCAGTCGGGTGAGGTCGCGACCCTGTACGAGATGGGCATCCCCGTCGTGGAGCTGCCCGGGGACCGCTGGCACGTCAACATCGACCAGAAGGTTCCGCTGAACGCCGACCGTGACAACGTGACTCCGGCGTACCTGCGCACCGTCAGGACGTTCGTCGTGAACCACACGTACGAGCTGCTGACGCGCGAGGACGCCACTGCGACCTGGGCACGGGAGGCGACCGCGGACCCGCGCATCGAGCCGGCCGCGGTCGTTCATGCGTTGGACGTGATGTTCGGGAAGCGGCGAGTCAGTTTCGACCCGAACGACCTGGAGGCCAACCACCGTGCGGTCTCGGAGGGCTACACGATCGTCCATGGCGGCAGCCTGAGCGGCGGACAGTGGGAGCAGGTGAAGCGGTCCGAGGCAATCCGGCCGGCGGGCCGCCTGTTTCCGACACCGCGCCCGGAGTCGTCACCAGACGGTGAACCGCCGGTGCCCGTGGAGGAGTGGACGCCGCGGATGCGCCTGATCGCCGAGTACGCGCAGATGGTCGGCGGCGTACTACTGGGCTTCACGCCGAGCGTCGAGTTCTACCGGACGGCGAACAGCGAGTTCTCCGCCTGGTACGGAAGTCGCACAATCGGCTTCTGCATGAAGCGGCTGCGGCACTGGTTCGTTCGAGACGAGCTCCCCGACCAGGAAGAGGTAGACCGCCTGCTGATCCACGAGTACGGCCACGAGGGCGGCCCCAACCATCTGAGCCACGAGTACCACGAGAACCTGTGCCGGCTTGGGGCCCGGATGCGCCGAGTGCTTGCCACGCTGGAGAGCTGGGCGAGCTGGATACCCGAAGGAGAGGCTCGATGAGCGAGCGTAGAACCATTACCCGGATCCGACAACCGAACGACATCGGCATCCCCTACGCCGAGGTGGACGTGGACACGGGCGCCCAGGTGTGTCCCATCTGCGGGAGGCACCGCGGCGCCGCGTACGACCGCGACGGAGAGCAGATCGAGGGCACGTACGACGTGCACTACAGCCAAGAGCACACACGCACGCTGCCCGACGGCCGCGTGGAGGAGGACTGGCCAGCGCCGGTCGGAAGGAGGAGATAGAGCGCGATGGGTACGACGTTCAACCAGGAGGGCCAGGTGGTCCACGGCGCGCAGATCAACATCGGCGTGCCCACGGTCTCGGCGGCAATGCCAACGGGCGCGGAGTGCGTCAACGTCGACCGGGCCCGCGGCCAGGTGGCGGTCGAGGTCTTCGCTCCCGAGTGCCGCGGCGACCGCGGCCTGAGCCCGATCACGGTCATCTTCGCCAATGGGGAGTTCGACCACATTCGTGTGTGTGACGACCTGGACGACAGCGACGAGGCCGCGTCCGTGAAAGACTGGATCGAGGAGAACGGCGACGAGTGCTGGGCCTCGCTGGAGGACTATCGCCGGGGTCCGACCCTGTCCCTCCGCGCGCTGTGCGCCCTGGCCATCCAGATGAGCGCCGAGGGGGGAGCGCGATGACGAGCAGCGCAGAGACTCCGGTGGCTGGCGAGTCGCTCGCCGATGCCTACCGGAACATCCATGGCTGGTTCGGCCTGACGTACGCCAACTACCTCGTGCTGGAGCGCTCGATCCTCCAGTCGATGCCCGACGAGTGGCAGCAGCGGTTCGTTGCCTGCCTGGCCGAACTCGACGGAGCGACCCGCGAGATGGAGCGAGCGCCGGGGTTCCGGGTGCACTCGGTGAACGAGCACGGACAGTACATGCACGACCCGGTCCCTCCCTACGATCGCGGTCGGACTCGGGTCGAGCTGGCCAAGGTGCTGGTCGCGGGCCATCCGGCCGGCATCGGTGCCCTCGTGGAGGCCACGCGGCGCTTCCATGACGAGCTGCTGGGCGACCAGGACGAGCTGCTCCTGGACGACGGTGGCGTGCGCGTCCCGCGTGAGGCGGTCGCGCGGGCGGTCCACACCGCCGTGCAGGCCGGCCTGAGCGGTGCCAATCCGGCACTCGTGCTGGACGACCTCCTGGACGAGATCCGAGAGGAGGCGCTGGGGCTCCGGTTCTGACGTTTCACCCTCGTGGAGCGGCGGGGCAACGTGCCTCGCCGCTCCTTGCTTTTGCCGGCGTACGCGCCTACAATTGCCGTATGAACTGCACCGCTCCGGGCCCGACCGCCACCATGATCGCGCTGACCGCGGACGAGATTCGCGAGCTGGCGCGCACATACAACGCCGAGTACCCCCAGGCGATGCCGTTGATCGACAGCGGTGAGCCGGAGCTGCTGGTCACCGTGCTCGCGGCCGACCGGATGGAGCGCACCTTCCGCGTGGTCGTGGATGCCGGCGTGCGGGCGTGCGACGAGGGCCGCGAGGTCTGGATCGGCTCGATGGATCCGGTGGTCGTCGTGAGCGGCCGCCGACCGCGCTGGGGCAACGTGTCCTGGCTCGTGAACGCCCAGCGCCTGTACGGCTGGAGCGTCCGTGGCGCCCTGGTTCCGGTTCGGTGGGTGCACCGGTGAGCGACATCAACACCTGTCCCCGGCATGGCGCCTGTGGCGAGACGTGCGCTGCGTGCGAGGCTCGCCCCACAGGCCAGGGCCCGAACCCGCAGGAAGTCGAAGAGGCGCTGAAGCAGCTCCGGCGCGAGCTGACCAACCCCGCCTTCGCGAACGTCCTGGAGGGTGTCGTGCGGCCGCCGCGCAAGCACCGGCCCGGCTATCGGCCGCGGCCAGAGCACGCCGGCCTGCGCTCCTGGGCTCGTGCGCAGAGCACGGGCACGTACGTCGGCATCTACGACGGCATCGAGGCCGGACTGGACACGGCGGCTGGCCGGTGGCAGACCATCTGCGACGACCACGGGCGGATCATCAGCCACCGCACGCTGGAGCTGGCCCGCCGGCACGCCCCCTGCCCCGAGGAGTGGTGCGAGGTGTGCTCGGGCGAGGAGAAGCCCCGGTGACTGAGTGGGAATGGACACCTGAGCAGAGGCGTGCGCTCGCCCAGCTTGGCCGCGCCTTCGCGGCGGCGCAGAAGGCGGGCTTGGCCATCTGTGGCATGGATCGCGAGCTGATCGCGTACAAGGCCCGCGAACTTGACGCCGCTGAGCGTCAGGCGCGACGGGATGGCATGGAGAAGTACGGCGTGCCGGGGGGTCTGTACGACGCTCAGGCTGAGCTGAACAACGTCCGTGGCCACAGCGACACCATCAATCACCACGGGGTTTACCGTGACTCGGGCGGTTGGTGACGACCTTGACTCCAGTGGCGCACGCGCCTACAATTGGAGCATGAACGCCACCGTCTTCGGTACACGCGAATCGCTGGGCCCGTATGGCTTCCCGCGCATGGTGGAAGTCGTGCCCGAGGGCAAGCTGGGAGCGGCGGAGGTCGAGCACTTTGAGGTCTCCGAGAGCGCCGCTCGCTTCACTGCCCTGAAGGGCGGTCGGAACTATGTACAGGACGGCAGGTACGCGAAGCTGCGCGTTGGCGGCGAACTCGTGATGAGCGACACTCGTTACGAACGGCTGTCGAACAGCGCAGTCGTCTACGCCGCCCACGGCCAGGCGCTGATCGCCGGCCTCGGGCTCGGCATGATCCTCCACGCCATCCTGGCGAAGGAGGCTGTCGAGCACGTCACGGTCGTCGAGCAGAGCCAGGACGTCATCGACCTGATCGGCCCGACGCTCGCGCAGCACGCTGGCCGGCTGACGGTCACGCAGGGCGACATCTTCGAATGGAGGCCGGAGCGCGGCACGAAGTACGACTGCATCTACTTCGACATCTGGGCCGAGATCAGCACCGATGCGCTGCCGGAGATGGCGAAGCTGCATCAGGCGTTCAAGGGCTTCAAGGCGCCTGGTGCCTGGATGCAGAGCTGGGAGCGCGAGTCGCTCAAGGCGGACAAGCGTCGCGAGGAGCGCGAGCGCCGGCCGTTTGCAGGCTACCGGTGGTGAGGGAGGAGTAGTCAGTGGCCATCAAGTTCGAGGGAGTCAAGGCGGGCGACACGCTGTATGCCGTCTACCGCCAGAAGATGGGCTATACGACCATGAGCCGGACGGTCAGCATGCCCGTACGCGTCCTGGAGGTCGACTACGAGCGGGGCCAGGCGCTGCTCAGCCGCAACGGGAACCCGGCGCGATGGACAAGTCGGAGCCAGGTCGAGAAGCTGCGCCGCTCGCCGTACAAGCCGAAGGGCCGATCGTGAGCACCGAGAACACGGTCCCCGCTCGCTTCCTGTTCCCGGTGGACGAGACGGGACGGTACGCGCGCAAGGTGGTGGTGGTCGCCCAGGTCGAACGCGTGGTTACCTTCATCGTTCCCCCCGACCGAACGACTTCGGAGCAGGAGCGCATCGAGGCCCTGGCTCTGGCGCACGTGCACGAGGACATCGCGAGCGAGCTGCCGCCGGATTGGGTCGTTGTGCCAAGCGCCTACGGCCGGGTCGAGACGGTGCGGCCCGAGGCCGTTCGCTGAGATGGACGATCAGCAGCTTCAGGCCGAGCTGGCGCGCCGCTACGAGGCGTTGATGCAGGAGCTACCGCCAGAGGCCATCGAGGCGTTCGAGAAGGAATACTGGCCCGAGCATGACCTTCCGGGCAACACGTTGAACGGCTTCGTCCACTTCGTCGCGTCGTGGGCGTTCGTGGCGGGCTGGAAGGCTCATCGTGACCACGAGAAGAGGGCCTGATGCGCTTCTCGCCTGAGTACGTCACGTTCTGCCGCGGCGTCCAGGTGCCGCGGCAGCCGCTCCGCCACGGCGACTGGTACTGGGTCCAGGGGCCAAGCAAGGAAGAGGGCGAGCGCTTCTATGGGGGTTGGACGCCCGAGGGACATGTCCGCCTTTGGATGGAGCCGCTGAACAACGAGACGTGGCGCATGAAGAAGGGGCCGCCTTGGGGGGTGTCCGATGGCACCTTCGCGTACGGCACCGCGGACTGGAACGACCACAACTGGAAGGAGCTCGACGGGCCGCCCATCTGGCTGCCACTGGAGGGCGACTGGATCGAGCTGCTGCGCGAGATCCAGGAACGGCAAGACCCTCTCTTCGAGGCGGAAGGGCCCTTCATGAGACCGCTCGCCTATGCCGTCGTATTCGATGCGATATCCCGCCAGGTCGCCGCCGAGGCGTTTCCTGACGACGGTCGACCGGATATGCCGTTGGTGCTGGGCCGGCTGTGGCGGGAGATGTCGGAGGGCCGGTGATCCGCTACGAAGACCTCGTGGAAGGGTCACGCTGGATCGACGGTGACGGGGCTGAGTGGGAACTGCGGCAGCGAGTTGCGCGCAACCACCGGCACCTGTTCGTGCGGCCGGGCATCACGCTACCGGAGCCACCTGTCGTGCTCCCTCCTGTCGCCGCAGGCCAGGTGGTCATCGGCATCGACGAGCACCACATGAATGAGTACGGCTGGAGGCGAGCGTGAGCGTCATCCGTCCAGTCTTGCTCCGCTGCGACGAGTGCGGCGAGATCAGCGAGACGATCGCCGGCCCCACCTACAGCGTCCGCGAAGCTCGCGCGAAGATGCGTCGATACGGCTGGACGCGGCAAGGGAGGCGCGATGCCTGCAAGCCGTGCACAGTCGGCGCAAGGATCGGCCAACCGGTCTCGATGGACCCTGATGGTCGTCTCTACACCCGAGATGGCAAGGAGGTGAGGTAGATGCTCTGCCGCAACACGACGTGTCGGATCGGCAACGTGCCGGCCACCCGTCACATGCGCTGGCGCTACAAGAACGACCCGCCGGGCACCCGGCCGATCCCGGTCACCGAAGCGCACTTCTGCGACGACTGCGCGCACTCGATCCGCGGCCAGGCGGAGGCGCTCCTGCTGGACGAGCCGATGCCGGTGCAGCGGCTGGGCCACCTGGAGCTGGGAAGGCTCCACGCCCTGGCCGTAGAGGCGGACGACGACCAGCTCACGTACGAGGCACTGACGGCCGTCGGTCTGGACGGGCCCGAGGCCAACTTCCTGAGCACGCTGGCGCTGGCATGGCCGGCGATCCTGCGGCGGCTGGAGGGGCAGCCGAGGGGGGCGGAGTAGATGGCGCCGGTGGATGTCGCGCTGGCTGGCCGCATCTGGCAGATCCTCGTCGAGGAGTGCCTGGCCAACACCGAGTGGCGTGACCCCTTCGTCCACTACGTGGTCGATCGGTCGCAGAACTCCCGGATACTCGGCGACGCCATCGAGTTCACCTGTCCTGGTGGCCTCGGAACCTTCCACTGCACGCGTGACTGTCGCGACATGCGGGTCCACCCCTCGCCCACCGAGGAGTGCTTCCCCGAGATGCTGGAGCGGATCCGCCGGGCGAACGAACGGCTCGGCCACCTGGAGGCAGAACGATCCGAATGAGCAGCACGGTGTACTGGTTCGAGCCGGGCGGCAAGGTGCTGCATACGAGCGCCAAGTGCCCCGATCTTCTCCGCGCGTTCACGGCTCTGGAGCGGGCCACGGGGAACCGGCCCCAAATGCGTTCCTGCGATATGGAGGCGCCCGTCACCGGCAACGATGACCCGTACCCGCCGGATGAGCTGCTGTCCTGCCAGGTCTGCCCGCCCCGCGAGGAGCCATCACTGCCACAGTGAGCAAGCCACCGCCCGTCCCCGCCAACATGCGTCCGCTCGATCACATGTTCCTGGACGATCTCATCGCTCAACTAGAAGGCTACGAGCGCGACCTCAACCACAAGCTGCCGCCGCAGTACCCGATGTTCCGGCGGCTGCTGAGCCTGGAGGGCGTCGGACGCATCCTCTTCGACGCACGGCAGGCGCAGCAGTTCGCCGACCTCGTGATCGGCCCGACCGAGCGCATCGCGCGCCAGCTCAAGACGCCATTCCCGGCGTTCTACATGGAGTTCAGCGAGCCGGTAGCCCTGGTGGGTGACCAGTGGCAGGTGGAGGGCAACGAGTTCCTGCGCGCCTTCCTCGTCGGCGGCAGCCAGAAGCTCAGGGTGTGGGTGCCGCCGGCCCCGGGCGAGCTGAGTGGCCACTACCGCACCGTGGCGCAGCCGCTGCACGTCGTCGCGTTCATCACCGACCAGGAGACCCGGGCCTTCACCGATCGCATGTGGCGCTTCGACCTGGAGACGGGCGAGACGTACGTGCAGCGTCAGGTCTGCGAAGACCTCGCCAAGCTGCGCTACAACCACGTCGACAGCACGCCCGACGGCGAAGAGGCGCGCGTCATGGATCCCGACATCGACATCAGCACCGGCCTCGAACCGATCGAGCCGCTGGCCTTCTTCCCCGCCGGCTTCGATCCGGAGAACCGGGTGGTTGGCTGGTGGGAGCGGGCCACTCTCGCGGGCTCTGGGCTGCTCCAGTGGTGCCTGGCCTACATGATGGCCAAGAGCATCATCATGGAGGTGCGGCGGCCGGCGATGAGCCGGCAGGTGCGGCGTCAGATGGAGCGCAAGGGCATCCCCTTCCCGAAGCCCTGGCATGTGCTGACGGTGGACCCGCGCTACCGACACACGCGGCCGAGCGAAGCCGAGCCAGGCCCGGGGACGGCGCACGGCTACCGGTACGACGTCATCGGCACGATCCGGGTCAACAGGCACCGCGTGGGCGCACGGCGCGAGGACGGTACGTATGAGATGCGCGAGACCATCGAGTGGGTCGACGCACACCAACGCGGCCTGCGTCACGAGCTCTACATCCCCGCCACGCGCGCCGTGCGCGCCGGCCGGCGGGTACCACGCGAGCTGAGAGGTCAACAGGGCTGATGGAGCCGATCGAGGACGAGCTGCGGTTCATCCAGAACGTGCGCAGCCAGTGTGTGCACGTGGTGCTGCCGAGTGCGCTGGTTGAGGATGATGGACCCGCGGCGAAGATGTCCACTGAGGAGTTCGCCGCTGGGCTTCTGGAGGCATGGGCGCGTCGGACGCCGGTCGTGTGCGGCAGGGCACTCCACACCAGCTCCATCATCCACATGGCCCAGGACCCGAACTTCGCTGAGTACCGATGGGTCAGGGCCTTTCGCGACGAGGATCTCTGCTGGGGCTGTCACCGCGGCCTTGGCGACCAGGCAGCCCTGGCCTTCCAGCACCCTCTGCCGGGCCAGGAGGATGACGGGTGATGCGGCAGGGACCTCCCCCGGAGGGGCGCGTCGTCAGCAAGACGTGGACCGCTCCTTGCAGGATCTGCAAACAACCGGTGAAGTGGTGGGAATACGGCAACGGGCGCTGGATGGACGCTCACCGCAGCAGGTTCGGTCGCCACCTGTGCCCCGGACCCCCTGAGCAGGAGGAAGAGACATCGCCACCCTCATAGTCGTCGGCAACTCCGATGGAGAAGTCGGACGCTGCGACGCGAAGTGCTACAACGCCCAGCACCAGGAATGCACGTGCGTCTGCGGTGGCCGGAACCATGGTGTCGGATTTCAGCAGGCCGTCCGGAACACCGCCGAGCTGGCCGAGCAGTGGTTCGACCAGGCGGACCCGAGCGGCGAGCTGAAGGACCGGATGCTCGCGATGCACGCGGACGTCATCGACTTCCCGCCCCAGCAGCCCCTACTTGACATAGCCTGACGTAGCAAAGCTCTGCCGGCTCGCCGGTAGTAGTACGTAACGGTACTGCTTGGAAAGGCCCCCGCATGGCTGTTATGTCTTTCGTTGTTCCGCAGACGTTGACGAGGGCTATATTGACTCGGCGGTTGACGATGCGAAGAGAGGTCCGGCGAGGACTGCCTTGGTGGGGCTGGCCTCGCTCGGCCAATTTCAGCAATAGCGCCGAAATAGGCTATGATGCACGCCATGCAGTACAACTCTCCGACACCACCAGGGAGCGCGCGATGCGCACCGTAACCCGCCGCCTGTTCGTACTGGTCGCGGCGGGCTTCTTCTTCATGACGCTCGGAGCGTGGCTGGTGGTCGATCAGCCAGCCCTGGCCGATCTCGTCTGGCGCAAGGTCTTCGTGTCGGCCTGGCTGAGCTGGATCAGCGCCCCCACCGTGTGGGTCGCACTGGCGCTGATGCGGAAGCGCTTGCGCATCGGATGGGTCGCCTACGTCATCTCCCAGATTGCCCTCTTCTCGGTCGGCGTCCTGCTGGGCCAGTGGGGCTTCTGCGCCATCGGCACGGTCAACATGGGCCTGGCGGTGGAGGGCTGGCGTTCCTGGGGGAAGCCCACTCCGAACGAGCAGCGCCTGGAGCGAGAGCTGCGTGAGGCGCGTGACGAGATCGCCTGGCTGAGGGCCGAGCGTGATCAGGAGGCGCTCCCGGCGTGAACGTGGTTCGCGGAGCGCTGTGGGTCAACGACCTCGCCCAGCTCCCCCCGCAGGCGCAGCGCGTCGGAAGCTACGCCCTGGGGGAGGTGGACGATGGCGTGCGGACGGCCCATCTGGTCGCGGTGGCCGGCCTGCCCCCTGGCGAAGTCGAGGCGCGCCTGGCCGGCGGCTGCCGCGTCTTCGCGGCGTGGCACTGGCCGTCTGGCCAGCTCAGCGCCTGGACGTGGGTCTCTACCGGCGAGCAGTGGGTGACGGTGACGCAGTTGACCTATCGCTTCGCCGACGACGAGTGCTACGGCTGGAACGCAGACGTGCTCCCTGAGCACCGCGGCCATGCCCTGTTCACCGCTGTGCTGCGGTTCGCCGGCCGGCGGATGAACGAACACGGCTGTCGCTTCATGTGGGCCGGCGCCCTGGATTCGAAGCTGGACAGCCAACGGTCGCTCGCCGCGGCGGGGTTCCGGCCGATCCTGCACCACGACGTCTACCTGGACCCGCCGCCCACCCGGCTGCGACTGCGGTGCGTGGAGTACGCCGATCCGCGGATGGCCGATCGCGCCCATTCGATCATCGAGCTTCCTGCCCAGGTCACCGTCTTCGCCGCCTCCTGACGAATCCACATCCCTTCGTGGCGGGGGCGGTTCGCGCCGCTCCCGCCACCCTCGGTCTTGCGCAGGGTCAGCAATACCGTTAAAATTGGCCCTGTGAACGAAGCCACCAGCGCGCCAATGGCGCTGCCGCAGATCCCTATCGACCCGGACGACTGCCTCTATAACCGCGCTGTCGTGAAGGCGGTCAACGCGATGCGCGCCGGCTCGAACGTCGAACTGACTCCTGGGCAGGTACTGGCGCTGACCAAGGTGGCCCAGGAGGCTTGGGCCTACCTGGACCCGGACTACCCGGAAGGGCTGCCGCGAGATCCAGCGTTGGATCTCGCTTTTGCGGTGGTGTTCGGCTGCACCGTCGCCGAGGTGCAGGGCCGGATCGAGAGGTTCGAGGCTGCCCTGAAAGCCAAGGCGCGTGGCTGATCTCGAACCCCTGGAGACCTTCCTGGCCGAGCACCAGGACATGACGGTCGCTCAGGGATGCCCTGTCTGGGTCGAAGGGGAGAAGCACGAGGTCCGGGCCGTGTTGGAGTTGACGGTGGTCGTGCAGCCCATGCGGCCGCATGGCGACGAGGATCGCCGCGTCGTCGGCAAGGCGCGCGTTCAGGTCGATCCTGACGAGGCGAAGCTGGCCCCTGTTAAGGAGAAGGTTGGCTGGGGCCGGCAGCCGCGGAAGTCCAGCACGCCCCCAACGGCGTCTGAACCGCGGCCCGAGCCGGAGCCTCCGACCCCGCCTCTGCCGCCCCGTCCGTCCGTCCGTCCGCCGTCTGAACCCCCCTCTTCGAGTTCAGCATCGGACGCGCGGCCACTGCCCTCGCGGGTTGAGGAGCTGGTGGACGAGCTGCTGCGGGCCTGGTCGCGCGCCGACGAGCTGCGCACCGAGCTACGCCGCTACCGGCTGGCCATGCGCTCGGCGGCCTGCCTCGTGATGCTGCCGCCGGCACCGGTGGTCGTGCCGCCGCTGAACCGACGCACGCCGCGGAACGTCCGGGGGGCCGTGAGAGAGCTGATCCGCGTGTGGGCGCTGGAGGACGAGCTGGCCCAAGAGCTGCTGGAGCGCCGCCGGCTGATCCGTCGTGTCCATCGCAGAATCGCCGTCGCCCTTGCGATTACCGGCGCAAGCGCCTACAATCGTGGCATGAACTGCGCCGCAACCGAGAAACGCGAGCGGGGCGCGGCCTGATGGCCGCCGCGAAGCGTCGTGAGCCGAACGCCGCGACCATCAGCCGCGTGCTGGCGACCGCCGGCTTCCAGCGGGCCACCCGCTACAGCATCTACGGCCGCGAGAGGCACGGCTTCATCGTCACGGATCACGTCGACTACGTGAACATCGGCGACTCGCTCCGCGACCGCCGTTCCGCCTACGTGGCCGGGCCCGCCGATGGTGGTCTGGCCGAGCAGGTGGCCACGATGGTCACGGTCCTGGTGGCAGCCGGCTACAACGCCGCGATCGACGGCCGGCGGATTCGCCCTTCGGTCGAGGTCCGGACGTGGGATCCGCGGATGCACCTGTGGCTGGCGCCGAGCGGGCGCCTGCACTGGCAGCGGATGTGTTCGGGCGGCGCCGGGCGGCGCAACGTGCGCACGAGCGTGACGCGCGACCAGTTCGAGGCTGCGGTGAAGTGCCGGTGCGTGCCGGTTTGGAAGGCGGGAGGTGTGGCGGTATGACCGAGTCGGGAATCAGACCTCTGCGCTATCGCCTAGTGCGTCGCTCCTTCACCGAGATGGAGGAGGACGGCTTCCTCTACGTCCAGGACGTGCTGACGGGGAAGTCCGTCGGCGAGGCGCGACCTCCCTTCGAGGCGGAGATCAGGCGGGACCAGCTCAACGCCACGCACAAGTGGCCTGACGAGTGGATCTACATCCCGGAGACCGGCGCGCGGGTGTGCAAGCTGCACGAGCGCCAGTGGTTGGTCTCCTCGTCTTCGAACCCCGGCTATGTCCACCTGGTCACCGATCAGGAGGAGCCGGAGCGGGATCGCGTCGGGCGCTTCCCGGTGTTCCCGCCCTGCACGTGCCCGGAGGGACGCGAGGGCGGCAGAGTAAGCGCTGCTGGCACCGCCAGCAGGCGTGGTTTGCGGAGGAGCTGGCCGCCGGCCGGCCCATCAGCGAGTAGCAAGGGGAGGTCATGGACATGGCGAGAGACCTGGACCGGCCATCGGTGCGACGGATGCGGGAGGCGGTCGCCGCGCTCGCGGATAACCCGGACGGCGCCGCTGCCTCGACGTACCGCGAGAACACCGGCGACGGGGCGAGCCTGCTGGAGGTGAGGGCGCTCAACGAGCAGCTCCAGCGCGCGAGACGGGTGGTGGTCACCCTCTACTTCGAGGGCGACGAGGAGCCTGAAGTGACCCAGGTCGGGACCGACAGCGGTACGCAGACCGCGATCGGCCGCAACATCACCCAGATCGCCAGGGCCCGCGACGGCTCCCACATCACCCAGGTGCTCGGCGATATCAACATCGGGGGCGGCTGGTAGCCGCGAGATGGCGAACTACGTCAAGCGCTGGACACACCCGGACGGCCCGATGGCGGCCCGGTCGGCCATCTGCACGGAGTGCGGTACTCGGAAGGACGCCCACAGCTACAGCAGCGCGACCGGCCTCCTCTGCCCGCTCGGCGCATACGCCGACCGGCCCGAGGACTGCCCCTGCGCGTACCACCGGCCCGGTAGCCCGTACATCCACACCACGAACTGCGCGCACTGCGCACCGCGGCGTGCGGGCGTAGACGCCACGAACGTCAACGTGGCTGGCGACGTGCACCTGGAGAACATCCAGGGCGGAGTGTGCGGGACGAACGTCAACGTCTCCGGTGGCGTCACGATCAGGAACGTCCGCGGATGATCGACCGCGACGAGCTTCGGAGCTGGCTCGACACGCTGCCGCCGGGTTCCCAGGTCGCCGTCGATGACGGTGGCCTGACCCTGGAGCTGGTGGGCAGCGATGGCGAGGTCTACATCGAGGTCGGCGGCCTGCCGGTCGAGCTCGGGGGTGGCCTGTGAGCCTCGCCCCCGCCTACGACTCCACGGTCCTGGCCAACTGGCTGGCCGAGCACAACGCGCCCGGCCGCCGGAGCCGGACCGCGATCACGCGGCTGCGCCGCGTACGCGCCCAGCGGCGCCGGGAGCGTGCTCCCAGCGCCGCCACGATGTTCTACGTCCGCCTGGCGGGGATCTACACCGCAGAGATCGCGCGTCGCGGCGGAGAGACGCGAATCGACGCCAAGAGCAGTGCGCACGCACTGCGCTTCGCCGATCGGCAGCGGGTGGAAGGTGCGTGGCTGACCCTGCTGCGCGTCGAGGGCTGGCGCTACTACGGCGGCCGTGAGGGCCACCACCGCGCGACCCTCGCCTACCTCTGTGGTCGTGACGACGCCGGCCTGTGGGCAACGCGGGTGCCGGGCACCTGCACGACCGTCCGCGCCGCGCTGGACCGGCTCACACCGAACGACGTGACGATCGCCCAGTTCGACGCGCGGGAGCGGGGCAAGAGGCGCCGCGTCCTCCGCCAGGGCGACATCTACGCCGTCGAGACGAACGCCGCACACGACACGCCGAGTGGACCCGTAGGCGAGGCGCGGCGCACCAGCGCTGGCGTCCTGTTCAACTCGCACGTGTGGGACGCCGAGACGCGGATGCTCATGCACGTGCCGGCCGAGGGAGAAGGGCGCCACGCGGCGTTGTACCTCCCCCACCCGGTGCGCTTCGTCCAGCAGCGGACCTACGCGATGGGCCGCGGCGACAGCGGCGGAAGCTGGGGGACCGCGGACTGATGCCCGCGGTTGCAACCAAGCTGGCGATTCAGGGGGAGCTGCTGCGCCAGCTCGCGGCCTGGTCGGATTGCCGATCCGCGCGGCCAAACTGGATGGATGACGAAGAGGCGCGCATGCACGCCTTGGTCAATGGCTACCGGGCTGAAGCCGGGTTGGTGCCGGTCGCGCGGAAGGTCGTCGCGAAGGTGAATCAGGCGGCCAGCGGGCATATCGACTACGCCCACAAGTTCACGCTCTACTGCGCCGAGCTGGCGCTCGGCCAGGAGCCCTGGCCGGGAGTGTTGAGCTGATGACCCTCAGTGGAGAGCTGCGGCGGCTGGCCACGACGCTGAACAAGGCGCGGTGGTGGTCGGGCACCTCGGACGCCGTCAACCACCTCACCGACGCGGCTCGTGAGCTGGATCGTATCCCCGGGATGGAGCAGACGATGGCCGGCTGGCAGGAGATCGCCCTGCGCGTGCAGGACGGTGGCGACTTCTGGAAGGAGCGTGCTGGGCGACTGGAGACGGCGTTGCGGGTGGCGGCCGTCTGCTGGCAGCCGGAGGAGTCCGCAGGTTGGCGGCAGTGCACCGCCACGGAGCCCGAACTGGAGGACTGCGGCAGGTGCCCTGGCTGTCGGGCCAAGGTCGCGCTGCCGCTCCTGCCGGAGGCGACACAGGGAACCTCGGGCTGATGGCTCGCCGAAAGCTGAGCGATGCCCAGCGACGCCTGCTGGAGACGCTGGCGAGGTGGGGCCCACGGCCCACGGCGGCGTGTGCGCGTGCGGATGGTGCATGGGATGTTTCGGCCGTGTGTGCGGCCGCACTCGAACGTGCTGGCCTGGTGGAAGGGCACTACACGGGGACACCGTCGGTCTGGAAGGTGGAGATCACCGAGGCCGGCCGCCGCGCGCTGACGGAGGCGGCTACCTCGTGAGCGTGCTGGAGCTGAGCGGCTGCATCCGGCTGGGCTGCAAGGCGGGAGAGAAGCGGCTGGAGTACAGCGCGTTCCTGGGGCGGCGGCCGCGCTATCGCCGCGGGTTCCGCTGGTTCGGTCGATGGCGCCACGGAGCGCTGTGGGCCGGCTGGCTGATCGCCTCATGGACGTTGGCCACCTCTCCCCTGCCTCTTCCCCGCTCCGACCAGCTCGAACCCGACTAAGGGGGATCGAAACCGAACACGGCAACCGGCTGAAGGAAAGGAGGAGCAATCTTGGGGGACGAGGGCGACAGGTACCAAGGCGTCATCGACGCCTTCCTGGACGGACGCTCGTTGGCCACGAGGCAGGCGTACACGAACGACCTGGAGGGCTACGCCACCTCGCAGGGCCAGAGGCCAGCAGAGGCGCTCAGGGCGCTTCTGGTGGAGCGGAGCAAGGGGCAGCATCTGCTGCTCACGTACGGCATCCACCTGACGCTCCACGGGCGTGCGCCGGCCACGTTGCGGCGCCAGCTCACCACGCTCGTGGCGCTGACCAGGCTCGCGCACGACCGCGGCCTGGTCGACTTCGAGCTGGAGGTGCCGAGCGTCGAGGAAGTCGAGGCGGCCACGCTCGTCGTCACCTCGAACGCCCATCCAGACGTCGCGTACTTCATCCCGCGCGGCGACCTGGAGGTCGACCGGCTGGACATGCAGCACTACGCCGTCTGGGAGGCGTTCGGGGGCAACTACATGGCCCCGGTCCGCCGCCCGCGGCGGGTCCTGGACGTCGGTTCCGGCACTGGCCAGTGGGGCTTCGATCTGTGCAGCGTGTTCCCGGGGGCGGACGTCGTCGGCTTCGACCTCGTCCGCAGCAAGCACCCGTGGCCGCTGGGCTACCACTGCGTGCTCGGCAACGCCCTGCTCGGCCTGCCCTTCGTCAGCAACGGCTTCGACTACGTGCACATGCGCTTCCTGGTCGCGGGCATCCCACTCGCCGTGTGGGCGGACAGCGTACGTGAGCTGGTGCGCGTCACCCAGCCGGGTGGCTGGATCGAGCAGATGGAGGTCCGCATCGTGGCGGAGCCCACCGGGCCGGCCACCGAGCGGGTGATGGGCATGGCTCGGGGGATGATGGCCCGGGCCGGTCTGGACGCGGCCGGCGAGATGTACGGGGACATGGCGGGCTACCTCCACCGCGCCGGCATGGTCGTGGCCGGCGAAGAGGAGAAGCGACTCCCCGTGGGTGAATGGGGCGGACGTGTCGGCCAGTTGCTGGCGACCGATCTCCGGACCGGGCTGTATCGCCTGGCCGACACCTTCCGCGTCCACTTCGGCATCGAAGAGGCGGAATTCACGCCGCTGATGGTGGCCGCCACCCAGGAGTGGGAGGAGTGCCACTCCACCATCCCATTCAAGGTGGTGTGGGCCCGCAAGCCGGGATGGTAGACGTGGCCGCCGCCAGCAGCGGACAATCCCGCGGTGGCTGAACACGTCACGTTCTGGTTTGGACCCGCGCCGTGGGGACCGGCTTTCGCCGATGAGGAGGAAGAGGAGGAGCGCTACACGGTGGAGCTCCCCTCGCCCCTCTTTCCTGCTGGTGCGACTGCTGAGCGCTCCTGGCGGCCGCCGCGGGTGCGCGCCGTCGAGATCCCGACGCCGGTTGGCGAACTCTGCATGGCCTGCCACGAAGCCGTCGAGGAAGGCGACTCCGGGGAGATGGCGGTGCTCATCACCGGCACGCCCGCCGCGCCGGTTGGGCAGTTCCTCCCCCTCCACCGCGAGTGCGGCCTCCTTCGTGCGGTCGGGCACGAGTTTGGCCTGTGCAACTGCACCAACTACGAGGGTCTGACTCGGCGAGAGGCAGCCATCGAGTGCGCCAAACGCCACTCGCGACTGGGCAGCTTCGGGCGCTATGGTCTGAATAACTGACAGCCAGACACCGGCAGATGTGGTAGTGCGGCAACTACGCGGGGCTTATACCACGCGCGCGTAGTTGCCAGTGGCCTGCGCGCGCCACAGGTGGCAATTCTGAGCCGTTGATGTAGTCGGCGGCGATGCCCGACGTCGTCGCCCCGGCGCTCACTCCCCTGCTCGTTGCGGGGCCCGCCTTGTCAGTGGAAGCCCCCGCCGAGTTCGGTGAGACGGTCCGCCTTCCCTTCCTGAAGACGGGCGAGTGGACGTTCGCCAGCGACTACGGCGACATCGCCGTCACAGACACCGACCTGGACACGGTCGTCCGGAACTTCGAGCGTGACGCTCGCCGCCAGGACATCGCCGTCACGGGAGCGCCGCTGGCGCCGTGGAACGAGGAGCACGCCCCCTTCCCTGACGACGCTGACCCGGCCTCCTACGTCGGACCCGGCGCGGTCGGCTGGATCAAGGGCCTGGAGCGCGACGGCGACACCGTCTACGCCCAGGTCGAGCTGAACCGTCTCGGCGAGCAACTCATGCGTGACGACCGGTACAGGGGTGTGAGTCCCGAGCTGATGCTCCACTGGACCGACCCGGAATCCCTGGAGAGCTGGGGCATGACCGCGGTCGGCGGCGCCTTTACCACGCGGCCGCGGATGAAGGCTCTCGCGCATCGCGACGGCCCCATGACGGAGCTGGCCGCCAGCGAAGCACGCGTCCTGGCCTTCGCCGAGCAGCCAGTGGAGTTCGCGGACGGTGGCGGAGAGGGGCACGGCGTCTTCACGGGCTCCCACAGCCACGCGCACCCGGCCTTCGGCTCGCAGGAAGGCGACGAGACGCACGGCCACAAGCACAGCCACGACGGGGACGCCGAGCACGACCACACGCACGACATGGCGGAGTCGGACAGCGACGGAGAGGGGGGCAGCGACGGGAAGGTCGACTGCCCAACGTGCAGTGGCGAGGGCAAGGTCATGGGAGGCAAGCGCGACTGCCCTGACTGCGGCGGCAGCGGGAAGGTCACGCCGGCCAAGGCGAAGCAGCTCAAGGCGGCAGAGCTGTCAGCGAGCTCGACGAACGACCTTCCGGATTCCGCCTTCGCCTACATCGAGCCGGGTGGCGAGAAGGACGCGGACGGGAAGACGACGCCGCGCAGCCTGCGCCACTACCCCGTCCAGGACAAGGCCCACGCCGACAACGCCGCCGCGCGCGCCGCTCAGCAGATGAAGAAGGGCGGCGAGGGCGCCGCCATCGCACAGAAGGCGCTCTCGAAGATCCGCGCGGCGCAGAAGAAGTACGGCGCCAAGGCGGCCACCGAGCTGGCCAGTGTCCATGTGGACAAGCCGCTCACGGACCTCTCGATCGCCTACGCCTACCCGGACCGGCAGCGTCTTCCCCTCCACACCGCAGAGGCCGTGAAGGGGTCGATGGCGCGCTTCCAGACGGTGGAAGCAAGCGAAGAGGAGCGCGACCAAGCGTGGGGTGCGCTTCGCCAGGCGGCCGAGCAGCACGGCGTCGCTGTGCCCACCTCCTGGCGCGAGCTGAAGGCGTCCGAGTGCGCCGCCCTGCTGATGCAGGAGGGCCTTGATGGCGACGTCGCCGAAGACGTCGCAGAGGGCCAGCTCGCGCCGTGTGTGTGGCAGCCGCCGTACTGCGACTTCGGCCGCTGTCCCGGCTACACGCGCTCCGACCCAGACAACGACGGGGATGCGGACTGCTGCCTGATGGCCAGCAAGGGCTGCAACGGCTACCAGCCGATGGTGCAGGTGCAGCCGAGTGCAACTTTCGTGAGTCCGCAGGCTTCGACCTACTACCGCGAGCTGGCATCGCGATCAGGAGGCCCAATGCGACAGACAGAGAACACGAAGGAGGAGCCTGTGAAGGCGTCAGAGCCGGCACCAGAGCCGGCCCCGGAGCCTGCTGCGCCTCCTGCTCCCGAACCGACTGCGCCTCCTGCCGAGCCGGAGCCCGCGCAGCCAACCGCGGAGCCGACCACGCCCGAAGCTCCCGCAGAGCCGGAGAAGCCGAACACCGCGCAGGCGGACCTGTCGGAGTTCCAGGCGATCCTGGCCGCGGAGCGCAAGGAGCGCGAGGCGCTGACCGCACGCCTGGTGGCGGCGGAGACCAACGTCCAGACCGAGCGCGAGGCGCGCCTTCGCATGGAGGCCGCCACCCGCCTGGCAGAGGTCGCTGGTCGCGTCGAGAACCTCGTCCGCAGCGGCCGCATCACACCCGCACAGCGCGAGCTGGTCATGGCCGAGCCGGCGAAGCTCAGCGAGGACCCCAGCTTCCTGGCAGTGCTGGAGGCGGCGCCGGAGAACAGCGCCGTCGACATGCGCGAGCGCGGGACCGGCACCGAGGAGAGCCGGCCGGAGGGCGCCCGCCTGGAGGCGGCCGCCAAGGCGCTCATGAGCGAGCGGCAGCAGTCCCTGGACGGAAACGACCCCAACTTCTTCAAGAACTACAAGGCGGCGCTGCTCGAAGTCGGGCGCACCGGCTATCGGGCCCGGTAGGGGCGAACAGGAGGTTAGGAGCACACATCAATGGCCGGTGAAGCCCCCATCCTGGTCCAGACGTTCGACAACGTCGGGCTGGCGAACCCCAACCCCTACAGCGTCATGGAGCTCGACGTCTCGAACTCCGACGCGGTGCGGACCTCAGCCAAGCTGCCGACGGCGGCTGACTCCGAGTGCATCGGAGTCCTGTACGACCGTGCCAAGCTGGACACCAACGGCAACGTGGTGGCGAACAGCGGCTTCGCGCTGCGGATGCAGGGCATCGCACGCTGTGTCGCCGCGAGCGCCATCACCGCGGGCGACTTCGTTGCCGTGCAGGACAACACAGGTCGCATCAGCACCCAGGCGAAGGCCACTGCCGGCAACCTGCTCATCCCGATCGTCGGCCGCGCGCTCACTACGTGCGCCAACGCCAACGAAACGGTCCTGGTGCTTCTCATGATCGGAGCGAGGGTCTGACATGCCCTGGGCACCAGACGTTCACATCGATCAGGCCCTGACAACGCTGAGCATCTCGTACAAGAACGAGTCCCTCATCTACGACAGGGTCCTGCCGGCGATCCCCGTGGACAAGCGCTCGGACCTGTACTTCATCTACGGCCGCGAGCAGTTCAGGAAGCTGGACGACCTCGTTCGTCCGGGTTCCGTGAGCCCCGAGTGGGAGCGCACCATCTCGCGTGACAGCTACAACTGCGAGCGTCACGCGCAGAAGCAGCTCATCACGGACGCGGAGCGCCGCCTCAGCGACAACCCGCTCCAGCCGGACGCCGACACGACGGAGTTCCTGACCGACAGGGTCATGAACCAGCGCGAGTTCAACACGATCTCCCTGGTGACCGACTCGACCCAGGTCCCGAACAACCTGACGCTGTCGGGCACTTCCCAGTGGAGCGACTACGTCAACAGCGCGCCGCTCACCAACATCAAGAACGGTCGCCTCATCGCACGGTTCGGTGCTCTGCGTGAGGCGAACATGATGACGATGTCACTGGACGTGGCACTTGGATTGGCCGATCACCCCAGCGTGAAAGACCTCATCAAGTACACCAGTCCCGGGAACATCAGCAGCAGCGGGCTGCCGAACGTCATCCGCGGCCTCCAGGTCAACGTGGCCGGCGCGTACATCGACACCAGCAACCCGGGTGCGACGCCGAGCTTCGCAACGGTGTGGGGCAAGAACGCCTTGATCCACTACACCAACCCGTCGCCCGGCGGGCTGAAGACGATCACCTTCGGTGCATCGTTCGAAGCCCCGGACGACACGACCGGGGTGCGCGGCTTCAGCATGATGAAGTGGCGGGACGAGGCGCGGCACGGCGACTACGTCGAGTGCGCCAACACGTACACGCTCAAGCTGATCGCGCCGACCGCGGCGTACCTCTTCCTCGCGGCTGTCGCCTGACAGGAAGGGCTCGAAGGACAAACGGGGCTGCCGGAACGGCGGCCCCGTTCTTCGTTTGGTTGGCGAGAGTCGGGCCCGAACCATCATCATCGCGCGCGTGGCAGAGTGGGCTTTTACAGACGCAGAGCTGGACGCGGTGGTGGAGTGGCTGTTCCTGGGCATACCGGGCGGCATCGAGGCGTACCTGAACGACCACCCGTTTGACCTACACCCCGGGAATCCGCAGGCATTGGCCTCTCTGGCGAAGCGCATCCGCGGCCAGGTGCGGGCCCGGCTTCACAACCTCAGACAGAACCGCGCGCTGCTGGGCAGCGTCAGCGAAGACGGCCGGCACTGGTTCCGTCGGCGGCGGGGACAGTCCCTCTGTCAGCAGTGCCTGCTACCGGGTTCGAACGAACTCCACAGGAAGTGCTACCGCTGCGGCTCTCCCTTCCACGGAGAGAGTACCTGCAAGGAGCCGGTCCGGGCCGCTGTGTAGCTGACCGCCAGGGGCAACCCTGGTCCCGCCATACGTTCACCGGCATGACGGTGAACGACAAGCCGGGCCCGCGTGCCGCTGCTGCGGTGGCCGAGCCGGCGCCCGCGCCCCCTGCCCCTCCTGCGATCGAGGATTGGCAGCCCGAAGTTGCGATGCCGAAGTACGGAGACCGCGGCCCCGCGTGGGACGGTCGCCGCACCCGGCTGCGCACTGCGTACCCGATGATGCGCAACCAGCAGATCCTGGTGCCAGGCGACACCTTCGAGGTCAACGCCGTCTACGACAAGGCCAGCAAGCGCTGGGTCGGTCCAGAAGGCGCGCACGTCGAAGACCTCTTCGCCCTCGGCCAGATCGCCGGCTCGAAGGAGGCCGACAACCGCGCTCGGCTCCAGGCCGCGATCGAGCACGAGCGCGGTGTGCATCCGACACGCGAAGACCCGGAAGGTCGCCCGGACCTCGCCTCCTACTCGCCGGAGGAGGTCAAGCACCAGTGGGTGCGCGCTATCGCGGGCGGCCAGGACGGCATCAGCCGGCGGGAGCGCCAGGAGTCGCGCAGCGGCGACGCCAGCACCGACGCGCTGGCCCAGCAACTCGCCGCGCTGCTCCAAGGCGCGGCGCAGCACGCGGGCAGCGCTGCGCCGGGTACCGCGGTCGTGGATCGGTAGGGCTTCGTGGCCTCTCTGATCTATACGCCGCCGGCCGGAGGCAATTTGGAGGCCGTCGAGGTCCGGCTCTCGGCGGGCAGCGGCATGATCTACACCTTCTCCCCGGGCGTGCCGACGGACGTCCTGCCCGAGCACGTGTCCAACGTGACGGCGGCCCTCCAGGCACTTGCTGGAACCGTCGCCGCCGTTGCACAGCCGACCGTCGCGAATGTCGGGACGCCCGGGAGCACGACGTACGGCTACAAGGTCGTCGCGGTCACGGCGGACGGCGACACCGTCCCGTCAACGGAGCGGACGACCACGACTGGCAACGCGACACTCGACGGCACCAACAAGAACCGGATCACCTGGGTGGCGCCGACAGCGCTCACCGGCGTCATCACCAACTACAAGATCCTGCGCTCGACTGGTGGGGCTACTCAGGGCCGCATCAGCACCGTGGCTGGAAACGTCCTGACGCTCGACGACACCGGCCTCGTGGCGAGCGCGTACACGCCCGCTGGCAGCGCGCCAGGCCAGATCGCGGTGGGCACTGGCCCAGGAGAAATCTGATGGCAACAGAGAAGAAGGCGACCGCGGAGGTCACCGAGAAGCCCGCAGACGAGCCCAAGGCCGCCGAAGAGGCCCGGCCGGTGGTGGAGCCCAAGGCGTCGGCCGCGGAGGTCGACCAGGGCCCCTTCACTGCCCTTGCCACCTTCCTGCGCAACGGCGAAGAGGTCGAGGTCGGGGAGACGATCACCTTCGGGAAGGGCGAGGCCGACCACGTGAGGGAGCTCCTGGGCATGGGAGTCCTGCATTCCGGCGGCGGCGCCGACGCGCGCAAGGCCGTGGAGAGCGCCGAGGCAGCGCGGGACATCGCACGTCACACGCCGCCGAGCTGAGGTAGCCGATGGCGGCCGAGTCCGTCAACGGCTGGCTGATGCAGCTCACCGGACAGACCGGGGAGTCCGCTGTCCAGACCTACGCCAAGTGGGCGAGTCTGACAGTGGGCTCCGACGACTCGCTGTACCGCCTGGTGAACCGGAAGCTCGTGGCCAATGGGAAGTCGGCGCAGGTGAGAGAGAGCTTGGAGGCAACGCTTGCGGCTGGCGGCGCGGTCGGAGAGAGCGTCGAAGAGATGCTTGCGAAGACAGGGCTCACGGGCTGGTCGTAGGTAACGGCAAGTCACTTCTCCTGAGAGGGTTGCTGCGATGTCCGACCGTCCCCACCGCCTGTTCGACGTAGTTCGGCTGCCGTTCCGGCGGGGGCGCGTTCTCTGGACACGCGACACTGGCGATGCGTACCAACTGCTGAGGTTTCAGTCGCATCTCCAGGCTGAGATCCGGCGTCGCAATGGGCTGATCGAACACCGCGATCTCGGCTCCGGTCTCGTCACGAACGTCGGCGTCATGGCGCTCGCCAACGATCCGTCGTGGGCCCAGAACGCTCAGACGCTGAAGCTGGCCAACTGGCACGCGACCGGCACCGGTGTGACGGGCGCCGCGGCGACCGATGTGGCGCTCCAGGCACTCGCATCGCCGACGACCGCCAACGCCGTTGCGGGAACGCAGAGCCTCGTCTCGGCGGCGAACTCGCAGACGTACAAGACGGTCGCGACGATCAACTACACGAGCACGCTGGCGATCACCGAATGGGGCCTTCACACGGCTCAGGTGCTCTCGGCGACCACAGGTACGCCGTTCACTGCAACCACGGCCACCAGCGCGACCGCAACCGGCACTCCGTACTCGGCCAGCTCGGGCACAGTCCAGGGCGAGCAGCAGCTCATCGTGGTCCCGGGCACAACGACCGTCTACGGGCTGGTCCTCTCGAACACGACTTCGGTCCTCTCGATCCCAGCCTGGTACAAGATCGCTGACGGCACCGCTGGCAGCACGCCGGGCGCGACAGAGGCGTTCGCGCTCAAGCCGGTGTTGTGGGACCACAAGGTCTTCTCGGCGATCAATGTGAACTCGGGCGACAGCATCCAGTTCCAGTACAGCTTGCTTTGCAACAGCGGAGGCTGAGCAGTGGCTGAGTACCATCCCTACACCGTCCTCCGCGAGATGCACCACTTGGCCGAGGCTGAGCACGAGCACTTCGGAGTGCGCGAGGGCGACCCCGACTCCGCGCCGGTGGACCAGCACGTCTCGCTTGGGATGCGCCCGAACGAGCACCAAGTCGGTCTGTACCTGCCAGGGCAGACGATCCACCTCACGGACGAGCAGGCCGAGGAGATGATCGCTCAGCGCAAGGTCGCACCGCGCGGCGCCACGGTGCGCTACGAGATGCGCCTCGACTCGGAGCTCTGACGGGTGACGGAGATCATCCGGCCGAGCGGCATCCTCATCAACCGCTCGGGCCAGAACCTCCACGTCTGGGGTCCTCCGTCCTACTGGCCGGCATCGGAACGCAACCTCCCGACGGTCGTGGGGCCGTTCGCGCGGGTCAACGAGTGGCTGGAGGAGATCGGCGTCCTCCGCGACGGCGTCAAGCTGATCGGCGGCGGCACCGGCTTCTCGTTCGAGCAGGTGGTCCAGGCGATCGACGCAGACGGGCCCTCGCTGGCCGCCGGCTCAGAGACCGCGCTGGCGACCACGATCACGTTCCTGGGCAGCGGCACCGGCACCGGTGCCGGCGGCTTCTGGACGTCGGGAAAGACGCTCGGCATCCACTTCCGCGGCGCGATCAGCAGCGCGGGCTCCTCGCCGGGGAACTTCAACCTGAACCTCCGACAGACATCCACGGCAGGCACGAGCGCGGGTGCCCAGAGTGCGTACACGCTGGCCAACTCCCTGTCCTCCTCGCCGGTTTCCCTCGACGCCTATCTCACATGCCGGGTCGACGGTAGCGGCGGCAACGTCGAAGCGTGTGTGACGTACATGCCCGGCGCAACCCCATCATCCGGTACGAACGTGGCGCAGCTCGCGCGCGCCAACATCGGCTCGTTCGACACCACGGCGAACCAGCTCTTTGTGGTCTCGGGCCTGTTCTCCGCCTGGGCCAGCGGCGACAGCGCCATCGCCAAGCTGTTCATCGTCGAAGTCCTGAACTGAGGGGGCCCCCGAGATGGGCTTGATCCAGCAGGGGCACAACGAAGTCGCTGGGGCCGGCTCGGTCGCTCTGACCCTGGGTTCGCCCGTGTCGGTGAACAACCGGCTGGTCATCTGGGTCTACACCTACGGCGCCGGGATCACGCTGACGAAGGTCTCGGACGGCCTGAACAATCAGGGTGCCACCTCCGGACAGTACGACCAAGTTGTCGTCACGGCGGACACCTTCAATGGTCACCTGTACGGTTTGACGGCTCCCGTTACGGCCGGCGGCTCCGACCTCATTACAGCGACCGCAAGCGGCAGCGCATCGTACCTGTCGATGTGGGCTGGCGAGTACGACAACCTCGGAAACACAGTCGGCTCCACCGCGTGGGACGTCACGTCGGTCAATCACGGCACCATCGCCACGAGCATGGGGACCGGCACCACGGGCGCTGTGACCGCCGCTGGGGAGACTGCGATCGCGGCGTTCGGCGATACGTATGTCGGAGGCACCGGGACGGCGGTCACCAGCCCAGGCGGATGGAACGAGAGATTCAACGATACGCTCACTGTGACCAACGCGATCCCGTTGGTCGTGGTGGACAAGCCGGTCTCCAACGGTTCGACCGTCTCCGCGGACTGGACCTACGTGACCGCAGACGGCAGTAACACCTTTGCTGCCGCGGTCATCGTGTTCACGACCACCATCATCGTGCCACCGCTGGTGGGCGGCTTCGGCGGGCCGCTGGCCGACATCACTGGCGGCTACTGGATGACCTGATGTCGACGGTCGTTCCCTCCAGCACACTCGGACCGATCCCGGGCGCCAGCGGCGGCGCGACGCAGGGCCACCTCGTTTACGGTCAGTACAGCGGACGCTGGTGGTTCTTCACCTTCGGTGGCGTGCTCGACAGCGGCACTGCGACCGGCACCGGGCAAAGCACTGCCCAGCTCAGGGACAGCAGCAAGAGCTGGACGTCGAACCAGTTCCTTGCCGCATCCTGCGTCCTCACGGGCGGGGCCGGTGCTGGCCAGGTGTTCGAGATTGGCCCGAACACCTCCGACACCCTCCCTGTGCAGAACAACGGATCGGCGAGCCCGCCTCAGCCCGGTCTCCCCACCGCTCCGGTGGCCGGTTCCACCACCTACCAGATCGTCGAGACGCGCAACGTCAAGGCGTACGTCTCGTCGGGCCCCGACCTTTCCACGGCCACCTGGGCGCTGGCCATCGGCGCCGCCACGCCGGACATCGCGAACAACACCGGCATCGACATGAGCGGTGGAGAGAACGACAGCGGACGGTCCGGAGAGTTCCCGACCGATGGCCGCTTGCTTGCGGTCGGCTACGCGCCACTCAACGGCGTGGACGTTGTAGTGCTCCTGACGCAGCAGAACCTCCACTGGGAGCACATCACGTGCCGCGGGCGCCTCGGCATTGGCACGGCCGATACGGTGGTCTGGGACGTAACCGGTCCTACTACGTGGGAAGACAGGTTCCCCGGGAACGAGTGCACGCCTGACTCACTTCAGGCGTTGGCAATCGCCTGCTCAAACTCCGGCCGCTGGCACAGCCTCCAGGGACAGAACCAGTTCGACATCGTGGGTTACCCCTCGACCGTCATCGACAGCGGCGCTTCCAGCATGGCCATGAGCTGGGGAGGCACCCGTGCCTCGTTCGACCAGAACGTGCCGTTCCTGCCGTGGCAGGCCGGTCTGGCGAGGCTCTCCGCGGGCTTCATGTTGGCGGTCTACAACGACGGGACGTACGACGGCAGCTTCGGCGCTGGCGTCACCCACCAGACCGGGCTGCGGTACGCCGAGTCGAGCTCCGAGAGTCTGTGGCCGACGACTCAGACCGGGGTCAAGATCCCCAACCTGAGCGCGGCGTCCCAGCACCCAAACGACTGGGGCATGGTCGGCGTCAACCTGAACGACGTCCACGTTGTCCGGCGCAACTCCGCGACGACCATCGAGCACATCCGCTACAGCGGCCACGGCGGCTCCTGGGGCGCCCTCGTCAACCTTCCGACCTCCGGGTTGACCGGACACTTCCAGGGCAGCGGTCTCCCGCTCGTGACGGACGGCACCAACGTCTGGTGCTTCGCGATCGACACCGACGGATCCAACTCCGTCCGTTACGTGAAGTGGACGCCAGCAGGCGGCTGGGACAGCTCCTGGTCGACGCTCTCGACCGGCTCCGAGAGCAAGAACTTCCTCACGGCGACGGTGCGCGGTGACGGCAAGCAAATCGGAGTCGCTTGGACGACCCCGAACAGCACCGGATTCAGCGGGCCGCCGGCCTACCAAGTCAACGTGGCGGCGCTGCTGCTGCCCGACCTGCCGTCCGCGGGCGCCGTGGGGCGCACCGACCCGGCCCTTTCGCCGCAACTGCTGCCAGGCTCGCCCTACGCCTACATGCTGTGGCGACCCCCGTTCGTGCAGACCGGGAACCGGGCCGCCCAGGCGCTCCAGCAGCCACTCTCGGCGGGACTGAGCTTCGTCGGAGCGCGCACCAGCACCGTGGCGAAAGGACTGGCGGCGGCGGCCCTGAGCTTCACTGGAGCGCAGGCGCGACAGACCGGCAAGGGCGTCACCGGCGGCCTGTCCTTCGCCAGCTCCGAGGGGCATTCAGTCTCGAAGGGCCTGGCCGCAGGGTTGTCGTTCACCGGCGCGGCCGCGCGTGCGATCACCAAGAGCGGCTTCGCCGCCGCGGTCAGCTTTGCCGGCTCTCTGACCTCCGGTCGTCAGGTCGCCGTGGCTCTGAGCAGCGCGCTCTCGTTCACCGGGAGCCAGGCGCGTGCCGTGCAGAAGGGCGTCGTCGGCGGCCTCTCGTTCGCGAGCTCGCGCGTGACGGTCGCGGCCCGGGCGCTCACCGCCGGCCTGACCTTCAGCGGATTCCTCGGGAGACGGTTTCCCAAGACGCTCTCGGCGGGACTCTCGTTCACGGCCAGCCTGGGCACCGCCTTCGTCCTCGGCGGCAGCCACGTGGCGAAGATGGTCGTCAACTGGTTCTTCCGGGACGGGAAGCTGAACTGGCCGTTCCGGAGCTGAGCCTGGCAAGCCGTTCAGCTCAACAGCGTTGTCTCCGGCATGACCTACGGGCCCGTGACGCAAGGCGAGAACTTCCAGTTCACCGGGCTGCTCCAGCTCGACACGGGGGAGCCGTTGATCGGAGCGGTCAGTGGCCAGCTCGTCTTCGCGCCGGTGATCGGCGAGCCGGCGACGAACCAGCGCTTCGCTGCCACCGGCGCCTTCACCATCACCAACTCCGAGACGGGCGCCTACACGTTCACCGCCTCGCCTTCTGACCTCACCAGGCTGCTCGCCGGCCATTGGGTCATGCAGGTGGCGGCGACCCTCTCCAGCGGCCAGGAACGCCTCAGCTCGAAGATGCAGCTCTGGGTGCTCGCGCCGCTCTGAGGGCAATGGGCTCTCGACAGTAGGACTGTCTCATGCCCGATCCGCTGGCCGGCTTCACCTACCCGCAGCCCAACTGGCCGTACCCCACGGGGTACGCCACGGTGGAGGACGTCCAGTCGCGCATCAACGCGGGCGTATGGGACCCAAGCAAGCCGACCGCCGCCCCCAACACCGAACAGGTGCAGCAGTGGTTGATGGAGGCGACGGCCAACGTCGACGTGGCGCTGCGCACGCGCGGGTACTTCGTGCCCTTGCAGCCGTCCACAGGTTGGGCGGCGCCGCCAGGCATGGCGAGTCAGCTCTACCAGGGCATCGGACTGGGCGCGTGGTTGCAGCTCAAGAACATCTGCGCCTGTTACGCAGCCCACTTCGTACAGCTCTCGCGCTACGGCACCCACAGCGCGAACAAGGACACCCACGCCGAAGAGTTCATGGCGATCTTCGATGACTTCCTCACTCGCATCGAGTCGGCCGCCGACAACCTCATCGCCTTCGGAGTGGGCGGCGACTTCCCCCCGGAGATCGACATTGCGAAGGGCGCCCAGACGGGAAGCCTTGGCGCAACGCTGGCCGATCCCACTTCCATGCAAGGGCCGATCTTCACCAAGGGAATGCCCCTCGGGTCCGGTTACGAACAGCTTTCGCCGTCGGGCCCGCCTGGCAGCACGGGATCTGGTATCTGAGATGGCTCGGAACACAAGCAAGCACGGCGCAAGCCACACTCCTCGGAAGCGAAGCACTACACCTCGCCATCTGAGCGATGAGGCGCGCGCACACATGTCGGCGGCTCGAAAGGGAAAGCCGCATCCACACAAGGGCTATAAGGGCCCGCGCAAGCCCTACAAGAAGAAGACCTGTCCTTGATCTCCGTCGACATCATCGGTCTGCGCGATCTCCGGGGCCGCTTCGCCGCCATGCTGGACGAGGAGCTGGTCGCCATTCAGTTCGAGGAAGCGACTGCGATGGCGGACGTGATCGAGCAAATCTTCCAGCGGCGGGCGCCGCGCGGCGAGAAGACCAGCACGGAGACGGGTCGGCACTTCTACGAGGGCATCAAGGCCCAGGCGACCGCGGAGGGCTTTGGCTTCTCGATCGAGGTGGACACCGACAACCCTAACCTCCGGCGGTGGCTGGCGGAAGGCACCGGCATCTACGCGGGCCAGGGCCGGATCTACGCCAGCAGCGGCGGAGCGCTCGGACCGATCACGAGCTGGTCGAAGGGCGGCAGCGGGCCGTACTTCTTCCGTTCCATCGCTGGCATGGAGGCCAACCCCTGGGAGAAGGACGCCGACGAGGAGGCCGCTCCCTTCGCCGTGGAGCTTGGCCGGCGGATCGGACAGCGGGTGGTCGTGGCTCTGGCGCTGTAGATGGCCCAGGAGCCCCGTACCGGATCCCTGGAGCAGGTGTTGCGCTGCCTGCGGCTCTTGGCGCTCTCGCCGGCCTTCACGTTGGAGATGGACGCCGTGATCGCCTCCATGGGCACCGGCGCCTTCGTGCCGGCCAACCTCGTGGACGCGCATGGAAGCAGCTTCTCCCTGCCGGGCCTGGTCGACGCCGAGTTCGGTGATCCAGGGGGGTGGGTCTCGACTGCCTTCCAGGAGGTGACGTACTCGACGGCGCTGGTGCCGCTGCCGCCGTTCCCGCGGCTCCAGTTGTTCGGCATCCCGGGCCGGCTGGAGCCAAGCGAGGTGCTCGATACCGAACTGGCGGAGGGTTGGGTCTACACGATCGATGCGATCGTGGTGGAGGGGAACGACCGCGCGGACCCGGCACTGCGCAGCGCCCTGGCGCTCATGGATGGCTTCGAGCGTCTTGTGCGCCGCAACGCACCGTCTCTCGGCGGCCTCGTGCAGTTGATTACGGTGGAGGGGCCAGCGGCGCCGGGTGGGCCCGTAGAGGCTGACAAGGCGGGCATTGTGGCCGGCGTCATGCAACGCTTTCGAGTCATCTCGCTCCGCGCCCTCGTCTGAGGGCTCTCGCGCGCCACAGCCGGGGCAATTCCTCGCACGCGGGAACTTGCCCTCCGATGCGGAATCGGACGGCAGAAGGGCCCTTCCTGCGCTCCAAGGTCAAGCCGCTCTCGGTCAAGAAGTCGCAGTGCTTCCTGATCCTCATGCGGAATCTCACCCCTGGAGAGCAGCAGGGCAAGTGGCAGCCTATCTCAACCAACGGCTTTCGAGTCGTTTGCCCCAGTCGACTCGAAGCGTGCGAGTGCGTATGGATGGTGGGGGGCGCTCTCTACCCGCGACCGCGCCATCTCACATCCGCGACCGAGGACGCGGACTTCGCGTATCTGCGCTGGCTGCTCGACCACCATTTTCGCATCGTGCCCCACACAGCAGGCGGTGCGATGGAGGTGTGGTTCAGCGACTTCATCAGGGGCTGGTATCCGTCCGCCGAGGACATCCCTGGCGCCACGGCACCGATCCCCGACAGCGCTCGCGCCATGGCAGAAGCAGCGTTGCGGTTCAACTGGGAAGGCCGATGAGTGTGCAGACCGCCGCGCGTACTCGTCGCCACATGCTTGCTGGAGTCGCTCTGGCCACACATGGCGATCTGGGAGCACGGGCTTCGCGCGCAGCAGACGGAGCTGCTGTGGGACGTCGCGGTGGTCGATGGCACGGATGCCCCCAGTCCTGGCTATACCGATCGCCTGTACGACTGGGCGCGGAGCCGACCGTTCGGGGAGAAGCACCGTGTGCGCTTGCTGCGCGTCGGCTTGGAGGCCGAGGGCATGATGTTCGCGCACTCCGGCTGGAAGCTGGCACGCGCGCGGCAGCTCCTCTGGTCGAAGTTCACCTGCTGGTCTTCGTACGACTACCTGTTCACCGCGGCGCTCGACGTGGGGCTGCCGCCGAACACGCTGCAAGCGCTACACCGCGCCGCGGCGCCCTGGGCGGTGGCGTTCACCCCGGACGCCACGCCACATCCCCTGCGCCTGTCCCTCCTTCACGGCGAGCTGGTGCGAGAGGTCCCGTTCCAAGCGGCCCAGGAGAGCGATCTCGACTACTGCCGCGCCTGCGCCGCGAAGGGCGTGTACCCGGCGCTCGTGCTCGTGACGTGATCCCCATGAGGAGGAGCTGATCTACCCGTGAGCGTCAACACCGTAAAGATCCGCCTCGGCGCCTGCGACCAGATGACCATGTACGCGGGCACGCTCAACGCGCTGGATCTCGGAGCCTCCGCGGGAGGAGCCGAACTCAGCTACAACCCCACGGTGTTGCTGGTCGAGATCGACCAGACGCCGATGCCGGTGACCGCGTTCCGGACGAAGGAGGAGCTCCTCTTCGACGTCGCCATCGTGCAGTTCCAGATGAACCTGCTGTCGTTCGCCTGGGCCTACGCCAGCAGCACGGTCAGCAACGTCACCACAACATCCTCCGCGGCGCTCACTCCACCAACCGGCGGTACCGCGACCACGGTGGGCACGGCGGGGAGCACCACCTACACGTACGAGTGGGTCGCGTTCTGCTCGACTGGCGACTCGGTTCCCGGCACGACCTTCTCGGACACCACTGGGCCGACGACGCTCAGCTCGACCAACTACGTCCAGATCACGGCGCCGTCGGCCGTGCCTGGGGCGGTTGGCTACAAGCTGGTCCGGACGGTGGGAGGTAGCAGCCAGGGCCTCATCGCCACCTTCTACGGTCTGCCGCCGACGGTCAACGACACCGGCCTGACCGCGACTGCGTACTCCGCGTCGGGCTCCAACCCGACCGCGCCGAACAGCGATGCGTCGTTCCTCGGCGGCACGGTCACCGTGCCCAACGGCACGTTCGACTTCGCGGTGCCGAAGAACGACGGCACATCCAACCACCTGCGTGGCCATCTCCGGAAGGTGGTCAGCTCGAAGGCGACCAAGCTCGGCTTCATGCGCGACAAGATTACCGAGGCATCCAAGCTCAGCCTGGCCTGCCTCGCCGACATGACGCAGACCGTCGGCCAGCAGGCCGGCTACATCGTCGAGGAATACTAGCTCGCGCTAGTCCGTAGGATCTCCTCTCTCCCGCCTCCCCTGCCGGCGCTGCGCCGGCAGGGGAGCCTTCGGGGGCAACCCCGCCCGGCGGGCTTCATGTGGTGCACCACCTCACAAAGGAGCTCCACGAATGGCGCAGGGCATCAATGCGCGCAAGCAGTCGAAGCTGGAGGAGGTCAGCGCAACGCCGCTCGACCTTCTGGACCGCACGGCTATCCAGGTCGCCGACGAGACGGTCTACGCCGGCAAACTCTCGATCAACCAACTCATCGCCGTAGCGCACACGGCGGTCGAGGCGATGACGAAGCTCTCCCCGGAGCACCGCAACGTGCTGACGGAACTGGCCGGCGAAGACCAGGCTGGCGGCCTGGCCGAACTCAGCTCCCTCCTGGCGGTCCTCAACGAGGAGACGGTCAGCCAGATCATCGCCACGATCGTGAAGCGGGATCGGGCCTGGGTGGCAGAGAACGTGGGCCTGCTGGAGACGCTGCTGATCCTGGAAGCGGTCGCCGATCACAACGACATCGCACAGGTGCGTGCGGTTTTTTTTCGCCTCGTCAATCGCTTCAGGAGTTCCGCAACCTGAGCGAACCACTGGCGACGCTCGAAGTGTTTGGCGTGTCGGCCGAGGAGGCGCGCGAGCACTCCCTGGAGTGGCTACAAGGCGTCTCGGAGACAGTGATGCGCAGGCGGCGAAGCGACAAGGCAGACGCCCTGACGTTCGCTGTGCTCGCGGCAGCCGTTGGCGCTGGCAGCGAAGACGCGGCCTCGGAAGTCGAACGGCTGATGAGCGAGCTGGTGCCACCGGAGGACGACGCGAGTCGCTCGCACCTGCTCAACCCCGATGCAGAGACGGACTGGGGTGCCGTCCGCGGCGGCGGCGTGGCGACGATGGCCGTCCAGCGCGTGAAGGTGTCGCCGGAGCCGGGAGAACCGACATGACGGACAAGAAGGAAGCGACCAAGGACGCACTGGCCGAGGGCCCCAAAGCCGCTGAGGCGCCGCCAGAGCGCGTCACAGCCACGTACCGCGGGCCCCACGACGCGCTCGTGCTGGAAGACGGCACTGTGCTCCTCCTGCATGTCGAGACGGCGACTACGCAGGCCGCGATCGACGCGGCGCGGACCGCCGGCCACCTCATCGACTGACGGACTGAGGGCCGCTTCTCGTGGCTGACGTCGCGCGCCTCCTGCTGCTCCTGACCGGCAACGCCGAGGGTGCCGTCGCGGCCCTGGGTGAAACCGATGCCGCCCTGAAGGAGGTGGGTCGGAGCGCGAACGAGAGCAACGGGTTCCTCGGCGGCCTCGCCAACGGCTTCAAAGCGCTGGTGGTGGGCACGGTCGCCGTTGGTGCCGTGATTGCCGCCGTCAGCACGAAGTTCGCCGCTGACTTTCAGCAGGGGACGACACGCCTCATCACCAACGCGGGCGAGACGCGCGATGCCGTCGAGAACATCATCAAGCCAGCGCTGCTGGATATGGCCGTTACTACCGGCTATTCGACTGAGCAGCTCGTGGAAGGCTTCCGTGTGGTCAGCTCGGCTGGGTACAAGGCAGCCGAGGGCGTCAAGGTACTCACGGTCTCAGCCGAAGGTGCTCGGGCGGAACAGGCGGACCTCGGTGTTGTCCTGAACGCCGTCACCAGCATCCTCAACGCTTACAACCTCAAAGCTGACGACGCCGGCATGGTCATGAACACCCTGACCCTGGCCATGCAGAGCGGCAAGCTCACCCTGCAAGACCTCTCCAATGCCCTGGGTACCGTCATCCCCGCGGCGGCGAATGCCAACATCAATATCCAGGAACTGACCTCAGCGCTTGCCACCATGGCCAATGAGGGCATCAAGCCGGCGAACGCAGCCACTTATCTGCGGTTCACCATCCTGAACCTTCAGAACGCCACACCAAAGGCACGCAAGGAGCTGGAGGCGATCGGGCTGTCTGCTGATTCGCTCAGCCGGACGCTCACCACGCATGGCCTCGGTGCCGCCCTGGAAGTGCTCGATCAGGCCATCGCCAAGAAGTTCCCTTCCAGTGCCGCTGTGTTCAGGGCGGAGATGGCGAAGGTCAAGGCCGGAACGGAAGACATGGACACCGCCATGGTGAACATGACCAAGAACAGTCCGGAGGCGACTGCCGCGCTGTCCAACATCACAGGTGGCATCCGTGGCGCGCAGGGTGCCCTGGCGCTTGGTGGCGCCCACCTGTCCGGGTTCATCTCCATGACAAAGGACGTGACCGACAAGGTGCGCTTGGCCGGTCACGAGATCATCGGATGGCGCGAGATCCAGGACAACATGAACTTCCAGCTCTCGCGCGCCAAGGAAGCGCTGGAGCTGCTGGCGATCTCGCTCGGGACCAAGCTCTTGCCGTACGCCACCATGGCGTTCAAGGTCTTCGCTGACTGGGCCCCCAGTCTAGTCGCCCTGCCTGGCCAGCTTCAAGCGATGGCCACTGTGGTCGCACAGGCGGTCGGTCCCTGGGCGGCGCTTGTACTGCACATGACGCAGTCGCTGGGGCCTTTCGGCTGGTTCCTGGGGCCGGGAGTAGGGGTCGCTGCCAACCTCCGGGGCGTCCGCGACATGGTCAAGTTGCTCTCGGACGAAATCAGCGTTGGTGCGCCCAAGTGGCTCATCTTCGAAGACGCTCTCCAGCAGATCGGCTTCAGTGCCGATCGCGCCGGAGAGATCGGGTCACAGTTCCGCTCGGCGTGGGCGGCGGTTCACCCTCTCCTCAGCACGCTGGCCACTGTGATTCGCGGGCTCGACTCCGACATTCGGATCGGCGTGCCCTTCTGGATGGCGCTCGAAAACACGCTGATGCGACTGGGAATGGGCGGCAAGCAGGCCATCGCCTGGGGCTACGAACTGCGCCAAATCTGGGAGGCTATCCAGCGAGCGGGCCGGCAGTTGTGGGAAATGCTGGGGCACGCCCTCGGCCCAGCGCTGACACAGTTTGCGCGCGATGCCGGCCCGCTCTGGAAGCAACTGCGCGAGACCTGGGAAAGCTTGAAGCCGATCCTGGCCGCCGTGGGCGTCGTGCTGGGCATCATCGCTGCTGTCGGCATGGCGTTGCTGGTCGGCGTGGTGAAGGGGCTCATCATGGCCCTGGGCGTGGTGCTGCCGGATGCAGTCCACTTCCTGATTACGGCCCTGATGCTCGCTGCTGCGATTATCAAGCTGGCAGCCGACATCATCGTCGGTTCCTGGCGGCTCGCCATGGCGATCTTCAAGGCGCTGATCTTCGGCGACTGGAAGGGCCTGTGGGAAACCGCGAAGGACGTTCTCGGCAAGATTGCTGGAGACATCGGGAACATCGTCGGCGACCTGATGGACCTGATCGGCACGATCGTCCACACGGGCGTGATGGCTACCTACTGGTTCTTCTGGGGGCTGGTGTCCGGGGTCGTCGGCTTCTTCCAGTGGCTGTTCCAGCAGCTCGTCGGCGGGTCGATTGTGCCGGATCTTGTCAACGCCATCATCCAGTGGATCCTCCGCCTCGACTCGATGGTCATCGCGATCATCCGCCTTCTCGTAAACACCGCCATCGCCGTGTTCATGTACCTCTGGAACGCTGGCGTCTCTGGAGCGCAGGCGTTGGCGAATGGCGTGTTCGGGGCCTTGCAGTGGATGGCGAACGCGGCAGGTTCGGCTGTGGACTGGCTGAGACAGAACGTCCTCGGCCGCTTGTCGAGCCTGATCGGCGACGCCATCAGTTATGCCTCTTCAGTGGGCAGCGGGATCGCGAACGGGATCGCGAACGGCATCCGCAACGGGGCCTCCGTGATCATCAACGCGGCGCGCAGCGCGGCCCAGTCGGCACTGAACGCGGCCAAGAACCTGCTGGGGATCACTTCGCCGTCGACCGTCATGGCGCGGGAGGTGGGCCTGCCGACCGCCCAAGGCGTGGCCTTGGGTATCGACCAAGGGGCCTCGCAGGCGCAGAACGCCCTCGGGCGTCTCGTGCGTGGCCTGTCACAGGGAGTCACCGGCGCCGCGCTGGCGACCTCGGCCGACCTGACCGCCAAGCTCTCCAGCTCGATCTCGAACACGGCCGCGGCGTTGACAACCCCGGCGGCCGCAGGCGGTACCGACAACGCCGACATCCTCGACCGGCTTGACCGAACGAACCAGCTCCTCCTGGCAATCGCGCGAGGCAAGTCCAATGTGAATGGCTTCGCAGCCGCACTGAGGCAAGGATGACGACACCATACACGCCGACCTGGCTGGTTCCCTCGACGCCGGGCATGCTTTGCAACTTCTACGGTTCAAATGCGGGCACGTACGAAACGCCTCCGGCGCCGCACCTCTCGGTGGATGGCTTTAAGACGTCCAACCTGCCGGCTGGTTCGTACTCGTTCGTCATGGTCACGTCCGGGCCTGGGGGCGTGTCAAACACCAGCCTCGCCGCCTCGATCATCATCACTATCAACCAAGCGATCGACATTGGCATGACAGACATGCCAGATGACACGTGGCCCGTGTACCGGTTGTACCTTACGTCGGCGCCTGGCGGAGTGACGCTCGGAGAGGTCCCGCTTGTCGACGCAGACGGCACTGGCGCGGCGGTCCCGCTCAACGCGGGCAGCGAGCAGCAGGGGTACAACGTCGGCGCCGACAACTGGCTCACCGCGGTGAACCAGTGCACGGGCGTCGGCGCTCCGACTGGACCTGGGAATTACGACGCGATCCCTCTCACGCTGCGCTACAGCAACCCCAACCAGTCCTCGAAGCCTGCCGCTGCTCGCCTGCGCGTGACCAGAGTCGGCCGGAACGGGACGAGCTCGGGCTCCGAGGACATCTACGACGGTGGTTGGGTGGGAAACGTGGCCACGCAGGCGGCTCCGAACCTGGAAGGCAGTTTCGGACCGAACGGAGCGGTGTACTACCCGAAATCGGGTCGTGTCTACCTCCTGCTTGGCAACGCCTCGAACTACTTCCCGTACCAGCGGGCCGGGGCCGCACTGCTCTCTGCGCCGGCTGCCGGCGGCAGCGTGGGTACCTGGCGCCTGGAAGCTGCCGTGCCATCGGCCGTTGCTGGCGACACCAGCGATCCCGGCGGTCTCTGCATCATCAACGGCTACCTCTACACCGTCACGGACGGGAGTATCTGGTATGCCCAGATCCTCGGCGACGGGTCCGTTGCCAACTGGGCGGTCGCTACCCCCTCCACCTACACGGGCGGTGGTGGAGAGACGCTGTGTGGGTTCGACACTGGCCTGGGAGTCGCGCCCGTCGGCACGATCTTCGTCTTCAATACCACCAGTGTTAACTCGTTTACGGTCAACCCGGACGGCACCTTGGCTTTCGTCACCAATAAGACGCTATCGGTGGCCTTCCGTAGGTATGGCGCCGCATTCTGCGAGCCGTCCAACACTGTCGGCGCCACGACGGGCTACCTCGTCTACATGGGCGGCCAGGACGGGAGCAGCGTTGACCAGAGCACCATCTTCTACATCCAAGTAGACCTTGGCACCGGTACGGGGTTCACAACCTGGACCACATCGGGAGTCACGCTGCCCGCGGCGATGTCCCACTTCGCCTGCGCGCATTGGGGAGCGGTCGCATCTTGGCCAGGTGGAGAAAGCGGCGGGGTACTGATCGCAGGTGGGGTTTCGGGTGGGGTGGCGCGCAATCAGGTCTACGAAGCGTCCTTCAACACGTGGTACACGCAGTCGCCACCCCAGTTCACCCAGGTAGGTACGCTCCCGACTACCCTGGCGGCCTGCTCGGCCGCGGTGTTCAACGACTGGCCTTTCATCAACCTGCCGGTGCCGTCGGCGATCCCCAATGACACTCGCGACACGAACTACGCTGTCTTCGGGCTCAACGTCACCTACGGCCAGAACGGCTACATCCAGTTTGGCAGCCAGGTCTTCCATTCGGGTACCGCTTCGGAGCTGACCGGTTCGCAGCTTGGCCAGAACGGTTCTGTTGTCAACAACAGCGATGGTACCGTGGACGTGACGCTCTACGTCAATGCACAGCCCCGCCAGAGCGGCCCGGTCAACGCGCCGCTCTACCTCAGCAACGGCGATCAGATCCAGTGCGATGTGCAGTTCCTGGATCAGTCCGGCGATCCCTCGCCGTGGGCCTCCACGATCATCAACATCGGCCAGCCACCTGGGATCACTGGCATCGTTCCGACGATCAGCACGGCCACAGGAAAGCCGACAGCCAGCTTCCAGTACCTGCCGGGCGCAGGAGGGGGGCTTCAGGGAACATGGCGCCTCCAGGTGTATACGCCCTCCAGCGCCCTGGTCTTCGACACGGGCACGCGCGTGGATCAGACCAATGTGGTCGTAGTCAACACGGCCCCGCTGCTGCTCTCTGGTACCCAGTACACGTTCGTCTGGACGGTGGCTTCGACCGACACCCCGATGAACGACGGACACTCGACCAATCTGATTGGGACCACCAGCCTGCTTGTCACGCCCTCCTACAACCCCCCGCCGCCGCCGCTGAACTTCGCGGTGACGACCGACAGCACGCGTTGCGCCGCACTGCCGTCCTGGACGAATCCCATGGCCGGGCCGGCGCTAGGGCCATCTCCAGCGCAGGCTGACCCCACCGGCGCGAGCAGTCTGCTCCCGGGGACGTACAGCGTCGCCTACACGTTCCTGACCACCGCGGGCTACGAGACGTCAGCGTCGCCCGTGGGGTCGGTTTCGATCGCTGACTTGCTCGCACCTGCGCTCTCGCCCGCGGTCGTCTCGGCGGATCCCACTGGCGCGCAGGGACTGGTGCCTGGCTCCTACAGCTTCGTCCAGACGTACACCAACAGCGCGGGGGAGACTACGGTCAGTCCCACCGCAGCGGTGGTCATCGCGGACGTCACCGCTCCCTCGGCGCCGGTTGTGGCTCAGGCCGAACCGACGGGAGCCGCTGGCCTGATCCCCGGGTCCTATACCTTCGTCCAGACATACACCAATACTGTTGGCGAGACAACTGCGAGCAGCACCGGCAACGTCACCATCGCGGACATCGCGGCGCCTTCGTCGCCTTCTCTGGCGCAATCCGCAGCGTCCAGTGCGTTCACCAGCGGGCAAACAATCCACGTCCGAATCGAATACGCGAACACAGTTGGCCGCACAACGCCAAGCGCAGACACTTCCATCGTGATTGCGACCAACGGCAACAAGGTGACAACGACGATCACCCTTCCGTCTGGATCCAACGGAATGCGTCTGTTTGTCGGAACCAGTTCGTCCTGTCTCGCCCTGGCTGACATCGATTCGGCCGGAACGGTGACCTTCCTGGGGGGCAAGAGTTCAGGCGTTACCGTGGTGGTGTCCGGCGGACTCCAGCTCACCATCACTGAAACGGCCAGTGGTACCGGGAACGCGCAGGATGGGACGAACACCGCTCACAGAGTCATCCAATGGACGCCACCCTCGCTGCCGGCCGGCCGGACGTCTGTGAAGTTGTACCTCACGGTGGTGCCGGGTGGCGGCCCGGCGTTGGGCTTCGAGGCCAGCGCCTCTACCACCACGCCGATCCTCATCACAGGTGGAGGGAACGGCACTTCGGCGCCAGGATCGAACACCGCGCACCGCTGCATCCAGTGGACACCACCCTCGCTGCCGTCCGGCGCTACGAGTGTGAAGTTGTACCTCACTGTGGTGCCCGGGGGCGGCCCTGCCCTCGGCTTCGAGACCTCAGCCACAACCACGACACCCATCGCGATCACCACGGGCGGCAACGGCACCGCGGCGCCGGGCACCAACACAGCACATCGGGTGATCTCGGTGCCGGCCATCACTCTTCCAGGCGGCGTCTCCGCTGCGAGGTGGTACCTGACCTCCGCTCCGGGGGGCGTGACGGCTGGATTCGAGGTGCAGAACGGCGGCGGTCCGACGACCATCTCTGCCGGCGGGAACGGCGTGCTGCCACCGGCCACGACCGGCATGACCCGGATCTACTACCGCCGGAACGGCACGACGCCGTGGTACCTGCTGGTGGACGCATTCGTGAACTACTCGGTCAAGGTGGAGGCGGAGAGCGGCGTTCTGGCTGGGGGCGCGAGCATCCACTCCGACCACTCCAACTACTCCGGTTCAGGTTTCGTCCCCCTTGCGGCCACCGGCAATGCGGACACGCTCAGCGTCACGGTGCCTACCGCTGGCACATACACGCTCGATATCCGTTACGCGAACGGCCAAGGCGTCTCCGAGACGCTGGACATCGTCGTGAACGGCGGCACGCCGCAGACCGTGACCTTCCCCGCCACTGCCAACTGGGACACTTGGGGAGACGTCACCACCACCGTGACACTCTCGGCTGGAGTGAACACGATCGAGGTAATCGAGAACTCCGGAGACACGGGCCACTTCAACGTGGACTACATCGTCATCTCCGCGGGCGCCTCGTCGGCGGTACTTATGGATCAGCTCGCGATCGGCGCCAAGTACGACTTCGCCATCTCGGCAGTCGACACCTCTGGCGGGATGGAGTCGGCGATGACCGCAGCGGTCAGCAACGTTACCATCCCGAACCCCGCGAACGGGGCCACCGTCATGCTGCATATCCAGGGACACGGGCCCTCGTACTACGTGCCTTTGATGGCCACCGGCGGCGTGAAGGTCAAGGGGTTTCTGGACGTGCAGCCGGCGCCGATGTTCGGCCTTGCGGCCCCCACGCTTCGCTACGGGATCACCGACTTCCGCGAGTTCGACATGACGGCACGGTTGATCGACACCTCCACCGATCCGTTGGGAGCGACCACGTACACGGAGCTTCAGGGCGTCTTCGCGCAGTTCAAGCAGGGCGCCACAGGCGTGCTGAGGACGGTGGCTGGCACGATGATGACCGTCGGGCTCTCGGTCATCACCAGTAGCGCGACGGCCTCCCTGTACGACGTCAGCTTCCTGCCTTCCTCGTATCTGGCGATGCGCGAGATCACCTTGTCGTTTCTCCAAATTCCCAACCAGTACCAGCCGTCCACGACGGCTGGCAGCGCGCTGGGGATGCTGCCACAGGTCAATGGTTCGGTGACACCGCTGGACCTGCTGGAGCTGGCCATCTGAGGGCAACCCCGCCGCTGGCTGACCTTCTGGAGCGTGCAGCTCCTCAGCGGCGTCTCCAGCCTCGGCACCACGTACTCCGCCGCCCAGGTGCTCTCTCAACTGCTCGCGCCGTCAGCGCGTGAGTCATATGTCTTCTACCAGTACGACTACTCCAGGCGCTTCAAGGCGGATCTGAGCCCACTCGTGAACGTCGGTTCAACGCCGGCCATCGAGCACGACACCACCCGGGCCGTGAAGCGCACGCTCGGGTTCACTACCCGCGGTGACGCGCAATTCAGTCAGCTTCGCGATCTGATCCAGCCACGGTACCGTTTGTTCATGCCGGACGGTGGCTACGTGGAGTGGCCACTGGGCCTGTTCACGGTACTACCGCCGAGTCAGAGCATCACGTCAGCACAGACGTGGCTTCAGTTCCAGCTTCCCGAAGTGACCCAACTTCTTGTGGACGCCAGCTTCACGACCACCTACACGGCCGCCGCGGGGGCCAGCTACATCGCGACCATCCGCGACATCGTCTCTACGGCGGACCTCCCCACAACGCTGCCCGTACAGATCGTGGATCCAGGCACCACCATCCCGGCAACGCTCACCTGGGAGTATGGAACCTCGCGCCTCCAGGCGATCAACGATCTACTCGACGCGATCAGCTACTTCCCGCTCTGGTCTGACGAGAACGGCACTCTGCGCTCCAGCGAGATCCCCGACTGGAACACAGTGACCCCCTCGGCGACGTTCGACGCGACCAAGCCACAAACTACGATCGCCATCGACCTGAGCGAGACCGCCGACATCAGCCAGGCGTACAACCAAGTGCTTGTCGTCGGTGAAGATCCACGCCGAAACGTCGTTACGGGGTTCTACGAAAACACGAACCCGGAGTCTCAGGTGAGCACGGTCAACTGGCACCCGAAGCTCCAGGTCATCAAGGACTCCTCGGTGCCCGACACGTCTACGGCGCTGCGCAAAGCCAAGGCCGCGGCACAGCAGGCTGCACGCATCTACACCGAGCTCCAGATGAACACCCTGGCTTGGCCGGTCAGCCAGGACCACGACGTGTACGAGGTCACCTACCAATCCACGGACACCGGCCTGGTGACCGGACCCTACGTTGAGATTGGCTGGACGGTGCACGCAGCCACGGGTGGGTTCACCCTGCACAGGCTCACGAGGATCGTGCCGTCGTGACCGGCGGCCCAGACGAGCGCGGCCTTGCCGCATACGTACGCCGGGTGATCCACCGGGGGCCGGTGGACCGCCGGCTGTTCCCGTGGTTCAAGGGCACCGTCACCGAGGTGCTGACGTCGGGGTACTCCATGATGGTCCGCGTCAGGCGCTCTGGCGAGTTCCTCGCCGATGGCGGTACGTACGCGGTCGCCATGCCGAACTACCGACCACAGGTGGGCGACACGGTGGACCTTCTGTGGCGCGACGACGACACCGCGTATGCAATGGCGCCGCGCGGCGGAGCTGGCGGCCTTGCGCCCTGGGGCGGCTGGCTGCACTGGTCGAGGTACGTCGTTGGTGCGGGCGGAAGCGTGGACACCAGCTCCAACCCCGGCGGGAACATCCCGCTCCCGGTGGGCTACAAGCAAGCCTGGGTGGTCGTTTCGAAGGCGGTGGACACAACTGCAAACACCGGTGCCCAGTGGGGTGGATTGCAGTTGGCGGTCAGCGGCGGCGCCATCGACACGGCAAATCATTACCGCTGGGTGGACTCGGGGAGTCAGAACGTAGCGGGCACCCCATCCATTGTCGGTGCATCGGGCTCGGGCGCAGGGGGAGATGCGGCGTTCCGGCCCTTCGTCTTGACCGGTGGAGGAACGGGAACTGCGTGGCCCAGTAGCGCCAACATCTGGATCAATCACTATTCCGACCCGAGCACGACCACCACGTTGCTCTGGGACATTAACCAGATCAACAACAGCACGATTATTCGTCGATCGGGTGCGGGATTCTATGACCTTGGGGGAGTCGTCACGCTCCTCCACTTCTACGCCTACCAGGCTGGCGCCATGGCCGCCGGTACGACGTTCGATCTCTACGTGGCCTCGTAGGAGGCAACTCCGGCCGCTCGCTTCTCTGGCGTCATGACCGAACTCGCACCGCGCCGCTCGGCCATCTGGGCCATCCTCGTCGCGACTGCCGCGGCCGTTCTCTTCCTCGCGGCGTGTGCCCCCTCGGCTTCGCAGCGTGGTCCCGCTTCGGTCGCACCAGCCTCGTCAGCTCGTCAGGGTCAACCAGCCCTGCCCACACCCTCGGGGCAGAACGGGCTGCCTCGCGGCGTAGCTGGCGCCTCGCTGGTTAACCCGCCCGGCACGATGGGCTCTCAGCTCCCCTCGTGGGCGCAGAAGGAGCGGGCCCTCAAGATCCCCAACCCGCCGCCGCCGCACGGTGCGCTGGTCACGATCCTTGGCGTCGACATCAGCGAGTGGCAGGGGGGTACCAACCTCGCCGCCTATGACCGCAGCTTCATCATCATCCGCGAGCAGTACGGGACCGCCGGCCTCGACAAGCAGTTCGTCTCGAACCGCAACCAGGCCCGCTCGCGCAACCTGCCGCGCAGCTTCTACCACTACGCCTATCCCGAGTACAACACGCCGGAATCAGAAGCCCGAACCTTCGCCTATGGCACGGACTGGCAGCCCGGCGAGGGCGCGATGCTCGATTTCGAGGAGCAGTACGGGGACCCGGTCGGCTGGAGCCTGCGCTTCCTTCAAACGTTCGAATCGATCGAGCACTTCAAGCCTACGATCTACATGAACGTCTACACGCTGTACGCCTACAACTGGGCGCCAGTCGCGGCGAATGGCAACGGCCTGATCGCAGCGCAATGGAACTTCAACCAGTCGACCCCGCCGTCCGGCGCCTTCCCGTTCGCCGCGGGCAAGCAGTACACGGACGCCGACTCGGTCAACGGCATCAGCGGTCGCGTCGATGGTGACGTTTTCTACGGCGACGCGAGCACCTTCCTGAAGTACGGCGCGGGTGCGGGCGCTGGCGCGGGCACCAACCCGCCGCCCCCAGCTCCAGCGCCCACTCCTGCGCCCGGTATCGGCTGCTCGCACACCGTGCAGCCCGGCGAGACCCTGAGCGGCCTCGTGGGCTCCAGGTGGCCCCAGGTGGCGGCCGGCAACGGCCTGAGCAACCCGAACCTGATCCGCGTCGGCCAGGTGCTCAACCTGTGCGCTTCCGGCTCCGCCGTCAGCTCGGGCTCCGCCGCCGGCTGCGTGACCGTCCGCCGCGGCGACACGATGAGCGGCCTCTTCGGAGCGAACTGGCCGGCCGTCGCGCGCAAGAACGGCATCCGCAACCCGAACCTGATCTTCCCCGGCGAGCGCATCTGCGCGTGACGTGGTGACAGCGGATGGATCCGGCAGCGTTCTTCGACGCGGTGAAGAACGGTGGGCCCAGCGCGATCTTCGTGCTGGTCATGCTGCTCACCCTGATCTTGACCGGCCAGTTGCGCACGAAGGGCACGGTCGAGTCCGAGATGGCAGCGTTGGAGAAGGCGCACCGAGCGGAGCTGGCCGCACGCGACCACCAGATCGCGGAGCTCATCCGCATCCAGGAACGGCTGACGGAACGTATGGACCGCAACCAAGAGCTGTTCGGGGAGTCGATGAGCCTTATCCGCCAGGAGGTGATGCCGATGCTTCGAGCAGCGGTGGGACCAGCGAGGGCGTCATGAACCTTCAAGACGCTCTGGCGTACCTGTTCGCGCGGCGGCGGTCTCCTCGTCCAGCGGCACCGCCGCCGCCGAAAGTGGACTTCCCGCAGGTGGAGCAGCACCTCTCTCGGACCGACCGGGAGATCGAACGTGGCGCCAGCGAACTCGACTACCTGCGGGTCCAACTGAAGCTCCTTCGACGTGAATGGCCTGAGAAGTGAGCACGCTCCAACTCATCAGGGCTGTCGAGTACGGCGCGATCCTGCTCGCCGTCGTTGGTGAGTGCGCCAGTCTCTACGGCCTATACGATGCCTTCCGCAACCTGCTGGTCATCCCGCGAAAGCTGCGCCAGGCCAGCCACGTCACGCTCACCGTGATCTCGTCACTGAGCGTCTTCGTCGGCGTGGTGGGTCATGGTCTGCTCGGGTTCATCGGAATCGTGTCGCTCGGCGGCACACCGATGCCTTCGCGGTACCAGGCGGCGCTCTCGACGTCCCTGGCCTTCGTGGCCGTCCAAGTAGCAATGGTCACGGCCTCGGTGCTGGTGCCGGTGCTGAGCACGCGGCTGCGTGGGCAGATTGCTCGGCAGGTGACTGAGCCTGAGACGCCCATGCGCCAGTCGGCCATCACGTTGCAACTGGTCCCGATCGA